GTTTTTTTTGTTTTCGCTAGAACATACCGCCAGAAACTAGCGCTGTATACAGTGCGCGTGTGGAGCATGAGGGAGTCGAACCCTCGTCCAAACGATTCATCCAATGACCTAACAGTCAATATAGTAGTATATAGTTAAATCAATAACTATATACTTAAATATGAATAAACTGTAGGTAAGTATAGTAAAATAATAATCAGAAATATATCTATTAATATATAGAAGTAGATAGTCTGCATATTTCACAGGATTTACTCTATTCTAGTAATAGTATCAATTATTTTTTACTATAGGCTCTAGGCTCGCTTACTCTACAGTTTTAAATAGGCTTTGATTGCATGTATAGTATAGCAAGTGCTCACGTAGAACGGACTCGATTGAACTATAGGCATAAAGCTCTCTATACATATACAATTTGATTTTGTGTACTGTTTATCGTCATAAGACTATTCATAGTATAAAACTGCAACAGTTTTATACCCTCGTGGCTTATAGCTCTTGAGTTTAGAATGATCTTTAGGCTCATGATCAGTGGCACATTTTTTACCCAGCAAATGGGTCAAGCCTCTATTGCTTGCTGTCAATTCAGCTGTGTACAACACCTTGCATCAAAAGACGACTTATCATGTTCTATGTACAGATTTGTCATAAAGACTTCTTCTTGGGTTGTCGATTAATAACGCCAAGCGTCATCACCGTAAATATCACGTTTGCTCTTATCGATAGCTTTAGAACGATTATCTTCAGCTTTTTCTACAGCTTCGTCATAAGCAACGTAATCACCAGATTCTTCAAATGCAGTTTTTGCAGCACTAATAGCTTTCAAATATTCTTTCTGGGCAGCTTCTTTTGCACGAGCAAAACGTAGTCCTTTTAGAGCTTCTTCTTCTTTATTTTCAGAATTACGCAAACGACGTTCAACTTTTTCTGTTTCTTCTTTCAACTTACGTTCAGCAATATTGTTTTTTGCTGCTTCAATTGCTTCTTTTGAACCAGATTTCTGAGCTGATTGTTGTTTTGTAACTGCTGCTTCTACATCGAATTCATCACGTAAAACGTTTGCGCCAAGAATGGCACCTGTAAAATTGTTTAAATTTTTCATAACTGTTTGATTTTAAATTGTTAATAATTGATTTATTTAAAGAAATGAATATTAATAGTATATCTCACTGAGTTCATTACTGAGTTCTTCATTTTCCTCTATAAGATATTCAATTTCTTCTTGAGATTTTAATATAATTTCTATTAGTTCTTCTTTTGTTTTTGTTTTTAATTCTTTTTGTGTATACATAGAATTTTAAATTTAAGAGAGTTATCTGTCTATTCGTACGTCTTATTTAACAGAAGCCCTTTTCCTTCTCCTGACCTATTACTAGGTTGACCGTTGTATAGTCCGTAGTACTCTATCTGTTAAGATTCCTTTAGGGGTTTGGCTTTATAACTCTCTGGGCTTAACTTCACCATAACTTAATTATTAAGTTAAAACAAATTATCTGGCATGATAATATTAGTTGTTATAATAAATATTACTTTATTACTACACGCATGGAGATTTTACCTTCCACGTTTATAAGGCTCTAATTTCTTATGCCTTATTTTCTTTTTGGCTTGATACTCGTAAGCTTTTTCAGATTGCTTTGACCCTGGAAAGTGAGATTCTTTATAAGTCTTTCCCATATTACATATCCATTATATAATACATTTTAGCTGCTAACTCTGGTATATAACTAGCTTTGATATTAGTTAGATAACTAAGATCAGATGTACTAGGTGTCATTAATATACGCAAAGCTTCTTTGTTATTAGTACTAATAATAGATGCTTTTAAATATTCTTTAAACTTGCTAGAACTTGGATGATATCCAGATTTAGCTTCAAATTGTTTAACAAGCTTGACAAATTCGGAATCTTTAGCATTTAATCTTTCCTGAGATGTATCTTCTTCTGACAATAATACAGGTTTAGTATTAAAACCAATTTGTTCAGAAAATTTAACCATAGCGTTTTTAATACTCGATTCACTCACCTCATTAGGTATGCATATTACTACTACTTTCATAATTTTGATATTATTTAATTTCAGTTAGTTTACTTTTTTTATTTGTATTACGACTGTTAACATCAGCGTATTTATCTCTATTGTGTATTTTACCACAACGAATACAGAATACTCTATCTTCTCCATTTTCTGATGGAGAGATTCTAGTACCCCAAATATGACCATATTTAATACAGTCAATTCTTCTTAATTTCTCTATTTCTTCTAGAGTTGTTCTTTTGCTACACATGTTAGCTAGTTTCATAAAGAACTTTGTTAAATATTTTCTCATTTACATATAGATTAATAGTTTAAAAGTTAATATTAATGATGGCGTCTCATAGTTGCAGCTATGAGATTGTAATCAGTCTAATTGAAAAAGATTTAAAGTTGATACAGTATACTGCAATATACTTACCAGTTCTCCAATAGGATAGCTTTTGTTAATAGAGCGAACTATTTTACATTCTTGACCCTCACATATTTAAACACATGCAGAAAAGCTGTCAAACCAATCTTACTGTGTACATGATTTTAACGCCCGCACGATCATAAATACTTGTGATTATCAATACTAATCAGAGTAATCACCACTCTTCTTCTCTTGCATAAAAGTATTTACTTACGCCCCACATGTTTGTCATCTTCTGAAGGAGCTATATTCCTGTTTCTCAACTGTAATATAGCAAAGACAATTTTAAAATAAATTAAAATGAAGATTTTAAAGAGTCGTTCTTTGGTTCAGGTATACTTGGTTTAGGCATACTGTCTGGTAAATATTGTTTTTGCACATCCATAGCATGTTTAATAATCTTATCATAGAACTCTTTATTTGTAATATAAGTGTTTACAATATCTTGAATAGATATTTGTGTTCCTTTTGTTACAAGTATTTGAGTAACTATTTGAGTAGGCATATCTAAGTATACACTATCGCAATAGCGATAAAATCTCATTTCTTCTCTTTCCTGTAATACTTCCTTTACAGAAGGAATATATTCTTGTTCAATAGAATCCGTATCAGGGATATCATTGATTGCTTGTGGTTTTTTCACACAGCTTGTTAGCATAGTTACTAACATAAATATTGCTAAAATAGCAAATAATTTTAAAGATTTAAATTTTTCTTTCATTTTTGATAATGTTTTAATTATTTTATTATTGCGGTATAATATTATAAATTATTACTAATAGTGATATTAATATATATAAACTAATCATAATAGTTTTATGATTGTCTATAAATTGTAACATTTTATCTAATAATATGTCACAAACATCAGGGTTTGAATCTGTCTTCATACTTCTCACTGTTTTTATTATCTAAATTGTGATTAGCAGAAGCTCCCAGTTCGTATATAAATCTAATTACGCAGAATATGCATAACGTGATTATAATAACATACCACCATTTGTAATAGTCATATAGACTACCGTGTTTTAGCTCAAAGGCTAAACTCTCATCTAAAACTGCATCAATATTAGCTTTTAACCATAGTGTTACTATAGTAAGAGCTACTATAAATCCAGCTAAAAAATTGATTAAACTTTTCATTCTTTAATTTGATTTAATAGTTGATTACTAGAATTCTTCCAATTAGAAAGTAATTCATTAAATTTATCTCTTAATTCTAACAATTGTTCTTTCTCTTCATCTGTTATACATTTATAATCAGATTCAAGAGTAATAAGTAAAGAAGATAGATTACATTTTAGACCAAATAATCTAAAATAAGTAAAATTCCTATACCTATTTAGCTTTAATTTCTTGCTCATACTTTACTATTTTATTATAAATTATATTCCAATAGTGAATACCTTTTATTGAATCTTTCCAAGAAAAAGTAGTTATTATATAATATATTACATAATCACTTCTTTTTTTATATAGGTTAAGACCTCTATAATTATAATTACGAAAACTCATATTATAATGTATTACTTCGGAAACAAATTCACTCAAACAATTAAAATGAATTAAAGCGTGTAACAAGTTATATGACATATTTGTCATAATGTGATGTCTCATATCCTGCTTAATTCGTTTTAAATCTTTGTCTGTATAATCTACAATATTTTCCATAATTACTTTTTAATAAGGAATACTAAATTTTGATTTGTACAAATAGCAAGATGTGAATACTTTCTAATAAATTTCTTTTTCATATTGATTATGTTTTAACGGTTAGTAAATTCTAATAAAATGAAGGTGCTACTTTCACAAGCAACAACCTTCTATAAACCAAATTTTAATAAAGAGAATGGCAAATGTAACTAACATCTGAGGACTAGGATACGCTAATCCCTATAAATGATGCAATTAAAAATAGCGAAGAGTTACTAACGTAGTACAATATAGTTTGCATCATACATGATTTTAAAGTCTGCACTAATGCTAGTTCGAGTGAGCTGTATAAATCAATATACATTTCAGACTAGACATAAGCCCCACATGTTTGTCAAGGATTCTCACCTTAATAACTTATAGTTTAATTGCCATTAATAATGTAGAAGATATAACCTACAGCAAATAATGCTATAAGAATATAAATAATTGCAACTTCTACAAATGCAATTATTCTTTCAAATAAATCGTCGTCATCTTTTTTCATAATTTAATAGTTTATAAATTTGCATTTTACACCTAAAACTTATATCGCAAGGAGTATGTTCGACCTCTCACGCGTAACATATAAGAAACTGGTGCCCTCAATGTCTTGGGAAGTTATTGAGTTTTTTAAATATCTGTCTTTCCAGATTGCCAATATTAGTTTATACTCCTAATATTAGAGTTTACTATCTTTAATACCTAGAATAAGATAGCAGATTGTTTAAAAGAATAGTATAATCTTCCAAAACTATACTATTCTTTTGTGTTATCAACACTCACTATTACACACAGTAGCTAATTGTGTTTATTTAGTGACTAGATTCATAGTGGAAATGATTCCTTATGAGAATCCTACTTACTAGCTAGACTTTTGCGCTCGATATTGTCATTATGGCATTTAACAACAATATTTTTCACAATCGAGGGTCTTATTTCTCGGCAACTCCTACTTAATTTAAATTTAAATTTGAATATGTTTAAATATTTATATCCCAAGTAGTCAACAGATATTTGGAGCATTATTTTACATCATTGTTTTCACGCTGATTGCTCGTTTTTGATCCTTCAATTAATATATACTTGATCAGTATGTATATATCGTGCTTCTTACTTTCTGAGCGAGTTTGCGATTCTCAGATTTCATATTTTCTATTACCACGCATTGGCTAATTAGAAGAGCCTTAATTAAATTAAAATAACATAATTTGCACAGTTTGTTTAGTTATGACTAACCAGCCTGTGACTAACTTCTGGTTAGTCTTAATTTAATTGCTAGTCTTTACAGCGCTAACTTTCTGTATATTATTGTTCTAAGATTTAAAAATTGCTATAATGATGACTCAATTGTAGTGATACGCAGAAGCGATGGACACTTTCATGTCCACGCTCTGATTGACGAATAGGCTATATATTAGTATCATTCGTCATCGTCATCATCTGCATTAATGCCGGGTTTTGCGGGTGGGGTGGCAGTATTACCCTTACTCTCATCTCCCTTGTCAACTTTTTTCAATACCCAATAAACTTCACGATTTAGGTTGCTGTCTGTGTTTCTTCGTATTACTTCTTCGACTGTACCGCCGTTTAATTCGGTGTCCCATTCGTTAGTATCGTCGAACCCTACGACCTCATCGTTTTCGCCAATTATAGGTACAACCTTAGAATATCCAACAGCGTTAAGTGTACGAAGTTCTGTCTGATTGCCATTTTTATCATAGTAGTAAAAACTTTCAACGTCATATAGTTCACTGACATTCATAGTTTTGTATACCAACGGTAAAGAAAACTGACAATCTTCTAACTTAACTACTTCTCCCTTCTTAGTTGTAAACTGTTTTTCGTCCGATTCCATACACCTTATAAACCGGTCTAGTAGCTTCTTATAAGCCTTAGCGGTTTCATCCTCTGTTGGAAACAGACACTTAACTAAGTTTACATCTCGAATTGCTGCCGCTTGAGGATTAAGCACACGTACACCATTAATCATGATGAACGGTTCACAATTTTTATCGCCCGTAGTATATGAGAATGTACACACGTAGTATTCATTTCCATTTTCACGAGTTCTTTTCTCTGCTTGAATTAATTTACTTAACATAGTTGTAATTTTTTTTGATAAAACCTAATACTTAATACTTGATTGAGGAAGAAACACGCCATAGAGTTGAACCCCACGGGGTGTTCCTTCCGAAACAAGGTAGAGGGGTATGATCTTTTGCTGGTCCACACACTCACAATTATCCTCATAATTTTTTGTTATATATTTTTAATTTTTGTTAAATTTTGGCTATTAAACATACATAAACTTTTATAAAAAATGTTAACAATTTATCACAATAAGCAACAAATGTGACATATAATACGTTACTGTATTAGTACAGTCTAACACAGTAAATACAGTAAGTAGTATAAATAAGTAAATGCAACTACTACTTACTTAATATTATAAGTAACATGTATACTAATAAAGAAGTAACTTTTATAGCTAATCAAGTAATTAAACTAAGTACTCTTACTTAGATAATACTAATGAAATCATATGGATTTATAATACCAGAATCATGAATTACTATTACATTAGAAAGAAAGACTAGCAATATTCTAACTGCATTTACTTAGCTAATATAAGTAAGAAAGCTAGATATAATGACGATTATAGAACTTTTACTATACCAGGTAAAATAGAGTACACATTTACTGAATAGTTATACAAAGAATTCAAAGAAGATATTTTAAAGAAACATTCCTGAAGTACAAAGGATCGTAACCACCTAGGCATACCATTAGAACTGCTCAACGTAGGTCTGAATCGTAAAAGTCAGTAGAGTTATTCCCTATCTCTGGGTATATTAAAATAGGGACCCCATTAAAATATTAGTTAGTATGGCACAAGATAACAACAAAAAAAACTACCCAGAATATCATTTTCAAAAGAAAGTATATTTAGCAGTACCAGAAATCAGTGAAGGAGCATGCGTTGGCTGCGCTTTCTACAATAAACTTGATTGTTCAAAGTACCAAGAACGTATAGCATTGTGTAGACAAGGTAATATTTTCAAAAGAAAGTTGCAACATATAGACGATTAATACGTTTAACAAAGAAAATTATTTATGGAAGACAAAGTACTTAAGACAGTAGTAGATAGTATTAAATACTCATTTAAAAAAGATATACTAGTAAAACCATTGCCAACTACGAAGGTTACTGTAGAATATACAGAACAAATACCTACTGGTGAAAAGGACGAGGAAGGTTTCAATAAATATGAAACTAAGAGCCACACTAAAGAAGTAGATTCAGAATTTTCAAGAGGTATTGTTATATCTTTACCTACTAGCAAGGCAATAAATGAAGCTAATGATATGGACATTAATCTTGGCGATACTATAGTTTATGTATCTAAATTTGCTAAGAATTTTGATCTATTTAAGGACTCACAATTAGTTAAGCCGTATGACGTAATTGCAGTTGAGTCCACTGAAAAGAAGCAATAAGTTACTTAAAGTGCCCATGCGAGCTTTAGTCATCGTATCTGCACTATAAAAAAGATTCATAAAAATAAAATTAATAATATACATATTTCAAATATATTTTAAGTACCCAGGGTTAGAAGCTCTGGGTATTTTATTTGTATATGCTTAATAAATGTTAAATAATATAACCATTTACTTATAATACCGTTTTATAGGCATATGGTAACAATGATTATGATATTAATTATAACCGTAGTAAGTATTATCTTATGCACACATTGTAAGAATATAGGCTATAACAAAGGATATTCAGACGGTTATGAAGAATGTAAAAAGAACTTTGAAAAGATAGAAAGATATAAAAGATCTATGAGTTCAAAATTCTTAGAAAAATTAAAACATTAATGATATGAAACAGTATAAAGTTATTAAAGAATTTGGTTGTGCCAAAAAAGGAGATATTTTCTATGAAACATCTGAGGGACATTTTGAAATGGATAACACATCTGAGTGTGTGGATATGTATAGCAATCGTAATATGTGTATCAGCCCCAATATTATTAACACACTATTGGATGCAAAATTTGTTGAAGAATTTAACTCAGAAACGAAAGAAGAAGAATTTGCAAAAGATAAACTAACTAGTATAAGTAACTTTATCTATGAAGCTAAAGAACAGTATAAGAAAGACCATGATAGTTTGGTTGATGAATATAATGAAGGCAACTTACCTGCATGCGTAAAAGTAGAAGCTGATACTGTTTACTTTAATATGAATAAGATACTAACTAAAATTGAGGAACTAATAAATGAATAAACTAGTTAAGGAATGTAAGAAGAAAGATCTATATTCTGAATTCTTGAGGTCCTTAAACGGTATTATTCAACTACCAGACAGGGAGTTGCAGCTACTTACTACTTTAGTAGACTTATAGATAAATAAGCAAAAACTCCCTGGTACTAGTGAGAGTGTAATTAGTACAGAGAATAGAAAGTATATCACTCATACTTTAGGTATTACTCCTGATAATTTGAGTAGATATTTAAGTAAATTCAAAGAACAAGGACTCCTAGTAAGAGGAAAAATAGATAATGAGTGGTTAGTAAATAAAATACTTATACCTGAAATAATTAAAGATAGAGTACAAATAACTATTATACTTAAAGTAAACAATGAAGAATAAGAACGTACTATATAAACTATATTCAGATGGTTTAATCATAAAAGTAACATATCATAATTGGTTTAAGTCTATCATTGATCTTATAAGTAATAGACCTGATTTTGACATTGATTGTTACGTTCCAATCAAACAATATAATAACTCAGAGCAATCAAAACTACACGAATTACTTAGAAGAAATACTAATTTAAACTTTGACGATATTACTGTTTTAGTTAATAGTATAAGACCTAACTCTATTATACCAAACTCTAAATTAGATTGTAATCCAAACTATGTCAATACAACAAAGAAAGAAGATGTCGATCTACTCAGAATTAGCAAACAAATATAATCTGCCATATCCAGTAATCGAAGTAATATGTAACAGCCCGTTTAAATTTGCTAAGTAGATTATAGCTGACGATACTGATAAAAAAGACATAATGTTTGCTTACTTATTTAAACTAAAACTAAAGAAATTATACAAATGCAAAGATACGCAGAAATTATAGAGCAAGGGAGAGGTAGAAGAGGAACAATAACTTACAGATTAAAAATACTTGCTGAAGATGGTGATCATTTCTTACTTGAGGATAGATAAGGACCAGTATGGTTTTTAAAGGAACAAGTAAATAATATAATAATTAAAGAAGATGAAACTAATAGAAAGTAAAGTAGAGATACTAACACAAGGTAGTGGTATAGAAGGAGTTTATAAGCAAATAGAGTTAGCTGGTCGTACTTGTTATAAATCTGAGGATAAAATTACTCCTACTTCAGCTAAAGAGTTTACAGATAGAATGATTAAATCAGGTCATGGAGCTATGCTTGAACATGGTACTATTTATCTTACTATAGCTAAGACTGCTATGAATATTGGAGATCCTTTATTTTATGTTAGGAATAAGTACTCTAAAGTAAACGAGGATGATCTATTTTACTTCATAACTACTAATATGCGTGTACTAGTAGAGAATAATAGACTAGATGATTTACAATATCAAGTGGAACCTACAGAATTTCATGAGAAACGCATTACTGTTAAGTTTATATGTGATAGAGGAGTAAGTCATGAGTTTGTAAGACATCGTGTATTTAGTTTCGCTCAAGAAAGTACTCGTTATTGCAACTATAGTAAGGATAAATTTAACAACGAAATTACTTTCATTATACCTAACTGGTACTCTAAGACTAGTTTTAATAAACACGGAGGAGTAGAGAAATATTTACAAGAATGTGAAAACTTATACTTTAGTCTATTAGATCAAGGTAGATATCCTCAAGAAGCTAGATGCATATTACCTAATATGCTTAAAACAGAACTAGTAATGACAGGATTTATAAGTGATTGGGAACACTTCTTTGAACTGAGATGTAGTAAAGCAGCCCACCCAGATGCTCAGAAGTTAGCTAATGAATTAAAAGAACTAATGCACAAGTAATATGCACATATTTATAGAAGAATGTCTAGCACCACTATATAGACTACAATCTCTTAGAGAGATACATTTTGATCCTGTATTAATGAATGATATAATGCTATTTATAGCAATGCAAGATAATAGACTATTGAAAGTATGAAAATAGATAAATATGAATGCAGCTTTCCTGGTAATTTATGGGTAGTAATATTAGATTATAATGAACCATTGGGTAAAATAGTAAACAAGTTCAACTTCTATAAAATGGATGGTAAATTCAATCAATTTAATGAGGAAATAGAAACAGGTTTACTAGAAGACAGACGTAGAGCTATAGCTGGTTGTTATCCAGTAATGGAAAAAAGTAGCGGAGACTTAGGTATACTTTGTTTAGTATTTATGATAGACCTAATGGATGCTAATACTATTGCACATGAATCAGTACATATAGCTGATTACTATTATGAAGTTGGTGGGATATACTCAGAATCATTCTCAGATGGAAACGAATCTTACGCTTACTTAGTAGGTTGGTCAGCAGGCAATATATCTAAAACAGTAATAGACCATGAAAGAAGAAGAGATAAAAGGCAACAAGAACATATCTAAAAAGAACGACTTTAGAGACAATAAACTTAGATGGGACTTACTCCCGTTAGAAACTATTGAAAACTTAGTAAAAGTTTATTCATTCGGTAGCAAAAAATATTCAGATAATAGTTGGCAGAACCTTGACAATTTCTGGGAAAGATACAAAGCAGCATTACTTAGACATTTGACAGCGATAGAAAAAGGTGAATTCTATGACAAAGAAAGTGGATTACCGCATTCGTCGCATCTAATGTGGAATGCAGTAGCTCTGGACTATGGGTTTACTCACGGTAAAGGTAAAGTAGTATATAAGGATATCCCTGGTTATGAAGAGTTCTACTATGCAGATAGTAATGGGAACATCTATTCGAAAGACAGGTTTCATAATACCTCTCAAGGAGGATTTATTAAAAAGGGTAGAATGTTGAAACCTTCCAAAAACAACCGAGGGTATTTGAATGTATCATTATGTGGTAACAATGGGCAAAAGACCGAAAAAGTGCACCGGCTGATCGCAAAAACGTTTTTAGATAATCCAAACAACTATCAAGAAATTAACCACAAAAATGAAATAAAGGATGACAATCGTGTTATAAATTTGGAATGGTGCGACAGATTATACAATATGAATTATGGTACAATGAGATCCAGATTAAGCGAACACGCTGATTCTAAGAATAGAGTAAAACCAATAGTAAGATTAAATAAGAATGGAGATGTTATCCGCAAATATGAGTCGATTACTTCTGTAAAAGAAGACGGATTTGACCCAAGTTATGTTTTGAAAGTTTGTAGAGGTACTAAACAAGAAGCATATGGGTTTGTTTGGAAATACGACGACTTAAGTGACAACAGTCTGTTAGAAAAGTTAAACAAACGTATAGAAGAAAAGATAAATAATTGCAATAAGATATTAGACGAGTTAGAAACAACTCAAAAATAAAGAAACTAGAATATGGAACAATTGAAATTTAAGAAATTAGATTACTCTGTAAAAAATGCAGAGGGAGTAGAAGAGATTAAGAAGTCAGAGGGTGTATTACCAACTAGAGCTACAGCGGGAGATGCAGGTTTGGATTTGTACTCTACTCGTATGACACAAGAAGTAGACAATAGTGGTAAATTAGTATTAGTATATCACACAGATATTGCCGTAGAGATTCCTGAAGGATATGTAGGTTTACTTTGTATGAAGTCTTCAGTATCTAATAGATCTATTACTTTAGCAAACTCTGTTGGCGTAATTGACTCTGGTTATAGAGGAGAGTTAATGGCTAAATTTAAAGTAACTACTGATTCTGTTCCTACTATATACTCTGTTGGAGAAGCGTTTGCTCAATTATTAATAGTACCTTGTAGCATATTAGAACCAGTATTTGTAGAAGAACTTAGTGAAGCAGATAGAGGTACAAAGGGATTTGGAGAAGCTGATAAAGTAGAAGTAAAATGATATAGAGTTATGGATTTATATATTTGTAAAAATACAAGAACTGTAGTTGCTATTGATGACAGTAAGAAAGCAACAGAATATCACATGCAGGATGTTAGTAGAGGTAAACTCGTTAGAGAAGATTGTAATTTAATTATTGATGGTAAAACTATAAAGGCTAATAAAGGAGACTTAATTATTGGTATGTATTCACCTAAAGATAGATCCAATATAGAGTTTTTTGTTATTCCTGGAACTTACTTTGGTAATTTATTAGAAACAATTATTGCAGAAGAAACCAAAAGAAAAAACGAAAAATGTGAATGTAAAAGTTGTTGTGATACTTGCGAATGCTTTAATTAAATATGCTACATTTCTTTGATATAGTTGGTGGTGAAGTAGTAGTACACGCTGATTTATGGGCACTACCGCCATTTGAAAAACTATGGAATCTAGATAAAGATCCTACTAAAGCTCATGCTAATAAGGTAGTGAAGTTTATAATACTGTGCGATTACTGGAATAGCCCATATGTAAAGAGTATTAGTAGCACTGAGCTTAGAGAAAAGAAGTTAAAAGAAAGGATATTTAAAGATGAAAATTACTCTCTCACTTTAGATGAATAGATAAGCAGAGATGAGTACAAGGAGCTTATTAATACTAGAAACCTTAAGATGCTAACTTCTATTATGAACAAATTAGATACTATCAGTAATTACTACGAATCTTCCTTAGAGGAAGAATTAGATGAAACCAAGATAGGTAAGTTGTTAGCAGGATTCGAGAAAGTAAAAGGTACAATGCAAACTATAGATTTTCTAGAAAAGTCTGTTAAAGCAGAAGAGCTCGATAATACTAAAGTTAAAGGTAATTCTCAGATTAATCCATATGAGTTGGTAAAAAAAGTACAGTAACTTGTAACATAAAAAATAAAGTTACGTTTTACAGAAAAAAATAAAGAAACTATGAAAAAGAAGAAATTTTATACCAAGAAAGAAGAAGTTTATTTAGATTTGACAAATCCTAATCAGACAGTTGGCGAAGCTATTGCACAATCGAATGCTGAAAGAAATGCTATCAAAGAATCTGTTTATGAAATTATAGAAGAAAAGATGGCTGAGGAACCAACAAAAAAATCTAAATGGCATACTAAGTTTTGGAATAAATTAAAGAACTTATTTTAAAATATATGTCTAACGGGGATAGACATTAAACATTCCCCGATTTTCCTCTATGGTGTAGTGGTAGCACGGGAGGCTCTAACCCTCCAGGTCCGGGTTCGATTCGATGGTAGAGGGACTAATTAAAAAATAAAAATTCTAAAGGTATGAAAGATATATTAAGAGCGTTATATGGCGACGAAGACCAACAGTATGAGCTCTATTTTTTAGAGTTATTAACAAAAGTAAATAGAGTTGATGAAGATCAAAACTACACCTGGAAAAAATATGATAGACTTCTAGAAAAAAATATTAAATAGCAATAAGTTTAGACAAGCCTGTATTCAATTTTAGAATACAGGCTCTTATTGTTCATATCCTTCAGGAACATCTGAATACTATCAATTCTGGGATGAAGAAATGAACAGATGTATTAATGGTTATACTACCGATGATGGTGATTACATCACAGGGTATAACTATTTTTATATAAACTATTGCCCTATACAAAGAATAGTACATACGGTAAAGAAACTACCAGATGGTACTACTAAAGTAATAAAAACTAGATCATTATAGTTTCCAGACTTTTATGACTATGACTATTACTTTTTCTTAGCAATGGCAGAAGCTGAAGAAAAAGGTAAACATATGTGTGTACTTAAATCACGTCGTAAAGGTTACTCTTACAAGAATGCAGCAATGGCATGTCGTAACTATTACTTGATACCTAATAGTAAGACTTATATATACGCTTCAAATAAACAATATCTAACAGAGGATGGTATACTTACTAAAGCGTGGGATTACATGGACTTTATAGATAAAAATACCGCTTGGGGTAAGAAGAGATCTGTGAATACATCAATGCGTAAAAGAGCTGGTTTCTTTACTAAAGATGAGTTTGGTAATGAAATAGAAATGGGTTATAAGTCTGAAATAATTGGAGTATCTCTAAAAGACAATCCAGATGCAACTCGTGGTAAAGCTGGTAAACTTATTATATTTGAGGAAGCTGGCTCTTTTCCAGAATTAGGAGCTGCATGGTAGATTGCTAGACCTTCTGTAGAACAAGATGGTATAGCATTCGGAACAATGGTAGCATTTGGATGTGTGTGTGCTGGTACTAAAGTATGGACAGCTAATGGCAAGTGCGTATCTATTGAAGAACTCAATCCTAAAGATGGTATAATGGGGTGGGATACATATTAGGCTTATCCTCAAAACATATCTAATGTAAATCCTCCAGCAAAAAAACCATGTTTAAGAATAACTACTAATACTGGTAGAACACTAGAATGCAGCACAGATCACCCGTTGTTATGGTCTACTCCAGGTAAGACAAAAAGAGTACCTGGAAAGAGGAAAGAAAATGAACACATGAAATCATGGTTATGGCACAAAGCTGAACTATGCAAAGTGGGAGATCAAGTTGGAGTTATTGATGAAGTACCTTATTTCGGTAACAAGAAAATGTGGGAACCAAGATTAGTAGGTTGGTTAATAGGAGATGGTAGTTATGGTAACAATAAGACACCAATACTTAGTAATTGCGATGAATATATAAACAATTATATATTTGAGAACTTTGATACTAAAGTAGAAAAGTCTTATCTTACTAAAGATAATAAATTATACTGTGAAACTAGGATCAAAGGTATATGTAAGAATTTAAGAGAACTAGGTATATATGGACAAACTAGAGGTAATAAAACATTGCCTATTGACATAGATGATTATGATTCTGAAAGCTTATCGGAATTAATAGGAGGACTATATGATACAGACGGTTACGTTAGAGTGGACAAAGATGGTAGAGTGAGAGTAATACTTACTCAAGCTTATGACACTTTATTAAAACAGCTTCAGATGTTGTTAATTAAATTTGGTATAAGTAGTTCTATACGTTATATAAAATATAAAAACGAAAGAGCTCATATATCAAACGGGAAAATTATTAGATCTAAGAATGGGGAGTATAGATTAGAAATAAACGATATCACAAGTGTGTGTAAATTTGCTGATAGAATTCCTCTAACAGTTCAATATAAGTAGTCAGCTTTGGATGTGATATTACTATTTTCTTAGAAACACATAAATAAGTATAATAAGTATTTATGTGGTGTTCATGCTGAAAGAATAGTAAGTATAGAAGACATAGGACTACAAACAATTTATAATCTTACTGCAAAAGAACAAAATAACTACATAGCTAATGGTATAGTAACTCATAACACAGGTGGTGATCCAGGTAGTAGTTTTGAAGCTCTTAGAGACATGTTCTATAATCCAGACGGATATAACTGTTTATCGTTTGAAAATATATGGGATAGTGCAGTAAGTAATACTAAATGTGGGTTCTTTATACCTCAGTATACCAATCTAGATATACGTAATGAGGATGGTAAAAGAATATATATGGATGATGATGGTAACACTAATGTTAAGCTGTCTCTACAATATATACTCGATGAGCGTAAAATAGTAATACAAAATGCTACCAGTTCAGTTGCCGTTGATAGATATGTTGCTGAAAGATGTATTACTCCTTAGGAAGCATGTTTGGAATTTAATGGTAATATATTCCCTAAAAAAGAACTTCAAGAACAACTTGGTTTAATACGTACTAATAAAGCACTATAGAATCATAAGCAAGTAGGAGATCTTATATTTGATTAGTCTGGACAATTAAAATGGATACCTAAGAAACTTGGTGATATTACTAAATACCCTTTAGGTAAGGATGATGACCCAAAAGGTTCTATAGTAATATGGGAGCACCCAGTCAAAGATGCACCCTTAGGATTATATATAATAGGAGTAGACCCATACGATCATGATTAGTCTGGTACAAATTCTTTAGGATCATCTATAGTGTATAAAAGATTTCAAAGCTTTGAATATTATTATGATATTATAGTAGCTGAATATACTGGTAGACCTGCAACAGCAGAAGAGTATTATGAGAATTTACGCAAGCTAGCTATTTACTATAATGGTAGAATAATGTATGAAAATGAACGTAAAGGTTTGTTCCCTTATTTTACAGCAAAACATTGTGATTACTTATTAGCAGATTAGCCTGATATAATAAACGATATAGTAGGCAATTCTAAAGTACAACGTAAAAAGGGCTGTCATATGAATAAGCAAATAAAACAATGGGGTGAAGGTATGATTAAAGACTGGTTAAATGAGGAGTATGCGCCAGGTAAGAAAAATCTTACTAGGATACTATCTGAACCATTATTAGAAGAACTAATAAGCTATAATGATACTGGAAATTTTGATAGAGTGATGGCTTTAATGCAAGTAATGATATACAAAGAGTAGTTATATAACGTTGTTGTAAAACAGAAAGAAAAAGAGAATAAAGCTAAGCTGTTATTTGATGGACCAATCTTTGCGCAGAGTTGGTTCCAAGATGACAAACCAAATATCAGTAATGACGATAATGTATATACATTTTAATTATGAAGAATTTAAAATCAATGCCGATTTAGAAACTCTCTATGTTCAAAAAGAATAAGGAGTGGAGGCAAGCTTGTGTAGACTATATCATAGGTGCTAGTGATTCTGGCTAGGGTAATTTAAATAGAGATAGATCTGATGAAATGCAGACTTACTATGATTTGTACAATAGTATATATAATGAAAAGGATCTAAAGTATGTTACTAATCCATTTAAACAAGATGATGGATTCCCTGCTACAGCTTAGGACTATAATATAATAAAGCCATACATAGATCAGTTACTAGGAGAAGAAACTAAAAGACCGTTTAACTTCTATATAGCTAGAACTAGTGATGATGCTGCTAGTGAACTTCAAGAGAAAATGAAACAAATGCTAATGGACTATATCTATGCTACTATTACTAGTAAACTAAGCCCAGAGCAAGCAGCTAGATATGAACAAGCGTTAGCTACTGGAGAAATTATGACTCCTGAGTAGATACAAAAATATGTTAATAAAGATTATAAGGATATAGCAGAAACCACAGCATATCATACTCTATAGTATCTTAAGCGTAAATTGAATTTGATACACGAATTCTATAAAGGGTGGAAAGATGCGTTAATAGCTGGTGAAGAGATTTATTATGTTGGTATAGTAAACGGTTAGCCATATACAGAAAGAGTAAATCCTATGTACTTTAGATATGAACAATCTTTAGACTTGGAATTTATTCATGAGGCTTCATGGTGTTGTAGGAAAATGATTATGTCAGCTACAGAACTATATGATAGATTTTATGATAAAATGTCAGAAAAACAGCTGAACGATTTACTAGATTTAATAGATGAAAAACCAGGTACTTCTCCTGAAATAAGGAAAACATCTATGGATTACACTCACTATAAAATGTCTAGTATAAATGGTTTTACTGCTAACCCCTTTGATGCTAATCATATTACTGTATATCACTGTTGTTGGAAATCATTTAAAAAGATAGGTTTTGTAAGTATAACAGATCCATATACTGGAGAAATAGAAGAGATACAAGTAGATGAAACTTATAAACCTACTGGTAGAGAAAACTATGTAGAATGGAAATGGATAGTTGAAACTTGGGAGGGTTATAGAGCTAATGATGATGAATACATAGGTATTCAACCGATAGAATATCAACATGTATCAGCAGACAATCCTAATTCATAGAAGTTACCATATACTGGTGTTGTATATAATAATACTAATAGCAGACCTAGATCTTTAGTAAGCATGATGAAACCTTTACAATATATGTATATTGTAGTATGGTACAGACTTGAATTAGCTATGTCTAGAGATAAAGGTAAAGTGGCTCTGATAGATGTTACTTAGATACCTAAAGGATTAGGTATAGACGTAAATAAATGGATGCATTACTTAGGAGCATTAGGCGTGGCATTTATTAATCCTTATGAAGAAGGTTGGGATGTCCCAGGACGTGAAGGTGGTAGACCAGCTCAGTTTAATCAGTTTCAATCATGGGATCTTAGCATGGCTAATGTGATAGATCAGTATGTAAACCTAATGGCTAAAATAGAAGATATGGTAGCTAAACTTACTGGTATTACTCCTTAGAGATAGGGGCAAATAGCTCCAAACGAGCTTGTATCTAATGCTAGTACAGCAGTAAGTATGTCTTATCATATTACTGAACCTTGGTTCTGGACACATAATCAAGTAAAGAGAGAAGTTTTAACAATGCTATTAAATACAGCTAAGGTAGCTTGGAAAGACAATAAAATGTGCTTGAATTATATACTAGATGATGCTACTAGAGCTTTTCTTAAATTATCTGATAGATTCTTCTATGAGGATATGGATGTATTCATTGACGATAGTACTAAGAATAGACAAGACTTAGATGCTCTTAGAAATCTTATGCAGCCTGCTATGCAAAATGGTGCCAGTCTACTTGATATAGCTGAAATAGTTACATTAGATAATGTAAATATGATTAAGAGTAGATTAGAGGAAATTGAGCAGAAACGTATGGAACAAATGCAGCAGCAACAACAAGCTGAGCAGCAAGCTCAACAAGAACTAGTTGAAAAACAAAATCAAATAAAAGAAGAGGAATTGATGATCAAAGAAGCTGAAATGGATCTTGAAAAATATAAGATAGATCAAGACAATGCTACTAAAATTACAGTTGCTCAATTAAATGCTTACAGAGGTTCTGAGAATATGGATCAAAATGAAAACGGTATACCAGATCCTATGGAAATAGCAGCTCAAGCTTTAGAAGAAAGAAAGCAAGCATCAGAAGAAGCTTCTAAACAGTTCGAATTCAATAATAAGCGTAGAGAAGCAGAGATGAAGAAAGAGATCGAAGATAAAAAAATTCAGCTTGAAAAAGATAAAATCTAGGCTCAGAAAGAATTACAAGCTCAAAAAGATAAGGCTGCAATGGAAAGAGAGAAACTAAAAGCTAAGACTGCAATTAGAAATAAAGTCACAGGAGAACGTTAATATGAAGATAATTCAGAACAAACTAATTCCTTTTAAAGGATATAAGTATATTAACTTATTTGGGTTATTGTTTACTAGAGATAAATCTAAAATAACAGATATAGAGTATAATCATGAAAAGATCCATCTTAAATAGATGCAAGAAATGTTGTGGTTGCCATTTTATATCTGGTATGGAATTGAATACTTAGTTATAACAGTAGCTAGGTTATTTGATAAATAGGGAGATAGGTATCATGATATATCTTTTGAAGAAGAAGCTTATAATAATGAAACTAATCTGAACTATTGTAGTGGCAGAAAGCATTTTGCTTGGTTAAAATATGTAGGTATTAAAAGTAATGAGGAGGAATAATTATGGCATGCGGAAGTAAGAAAGGATCTAAAAAGGGCGGTAAAAAGAGTAAGTAATTATGGAACGTGAAGCATTTAGATAGAGAATGCAACAGTATAAGTAGGCTAGGGAAAGCAATCCCTAGCTGAAGTACTGGGATTGGAAGAAGTATGCAGACGGTGGAGAAGTAAAAGATAATACATATGTTGCGCCTATGCATAAAGAATAGATATTTATACCTGCTTCTGGAGCGTAGAAAATGTTGAATGATTACCAATATAAATATGGTAGTAAGTCACCGTATAAAGGCGGAGAATTAGAAATAGTTAGTCCAGAGTTTGATATACTTACTGGAGTTAGAGGGCTGTTAAATAGCCCGTCTAAAATTAATACGTTGACGAAAGAGTTAAATAAAAACATAGATATAAGTACTTTAAACAACTAGTTACCGAATAATATAGGTTGGGGACCTAAATAGAGTATAAAAGTAATACATGATTCAAACTATAATACGCCTTTGAATCTTTATAATGCTAATAGATGGGATGTAGTTTACGAAGGCGCTAATCCACATGGAATTTGGTTTTAGGGTAAATTTGGTAATCCTAGGACAACGGCAAATACATCTATTCCTGGAAAATCGGAAAAAGCAGCTAAAGCTAGAAAATTATTTGAAGAGAGACCGTATAGACACAAAGGCGAATTAGTGTTAGAAAAGCCGTTAGTAACTGTAGGTGATGTGCCAGATAGATCTTTTCTTAGTCATTTTGGTGATAAAACTGGAGCGGATGGAATAATATATAATAATGTATATGATAACGGATATAGTAATAATTAGGTAATTTTAGCATTTAAGCGTCTTAATGATTATAGTATAATAAATAAATATGCAGATGGTGGTACTATAGAAGAAGATCCTCCAACTACTAGTGAAAGACCCATAATAAATTTTGATCCTAAAGGAAATCCGTATGAAGCTAAATATGGTTATAACCCTGGAGCTGGATTTACTAAAGATCCATTTAATCTCTATGATGCACCTATTATAGGTGATGCTTTAAGTATATATGATGCATCAGAAGCTTTAAAGAATAAAGACTGGCTAGGAGCTAGTTTAGCCGCCTTAGGAGTAGTACCATTTGTACCTAACAATTTAGGTAAGACTATTAGTAAGTCTATGAACAACTATATACCTGAAGTTAGAAGAACTACACAGGATAAAATTAATGCTTTACTTAGAAGAGAAAACAAATTGAATGATACTCTAGGTAAAACTGTGAGTGGGACAGGTCTTAGAAGAGTACCTTATGAAGATGCTTTAAATGCTAGAAATAGAGTATATGAATCTGTAATTGATCCAGAAAATCTAAAAAGAGCTAGAGCTATTGATAGTAGATATGGTACTAGTTATGAAGCTGTTCATAAAGGTATGAATGAAAGGTATCAAGATCCTATGGAATATTTTATGTCTAGTTATGAGCCAGTATTAGATGCTAGCCTAAGTAGTAGTACTAAAGCTCAAGTAAGTAGTAATCCTAAGAATAGAGATATAAGATTTAGTAAAGGAGTTAATACTGGAGAATATAACATAGATACTGGATTAATTAGACACGAAATAGGTCATAAAGTAGATATAGATGCTACTAGAGGAGCTGTCAATACTAATCCATTTATGTAGGATTTAGCTAAAGACATATTACCTTATGATCAAGCTAGATATATGCTGCACGGAATAGAAAATCCTGTTGAATCATACAAGTACTTGACTACCCCTACAGAAATTAAAAGTCACATGAATCAATTTAGATAGTATCTGATTGATAATAAGATAATGAAACCTGGAGATAAAGTTGACGATGTTCCTAATTTCTTTATGCATTTATAGGCAGCTCCAGATGAATATAAAGGGATAAAATTATTGCAAAATTTATTTAAGACTGATAGAGCCTTTAAGAAAAGGTTTGATTAGATACCGTTAACGAATATCAAAGATAACAGAGTAATAGCATGATATTATTAATACTACATGCTGTAATAAAGGTAAAAAGAAGAAATAAATCTAATTAATATATTAATTATGGAAAAAGAAAATAAGATTACTTTAGGTGGATTTGATGCTATACTTGACAGCTTCATCCCTAATGTAAATAAAAATGTTGAAAATATCATTGCAGACGATTCTGTTGAAGAAGATGAATTAGATAATATTAAAAAGAATCAATTTGATCCTATTACAGATAATATAAAAAAACAAAAGGATAAGAAGGACAACAAGGTAGAAGATTCTAAAGACGATGTTACTGATCCTGATGAAACAGATGATAAGTTAGATATAAAATAGAAGTCTAATGATTCTAAAAAGAATAACAAAACTATAGATAAAGTAGATGAAAAAGATGAATTAGATGATGACGTCGATGATGAATCTACTGAAGTAGATAGTAATGTAGTAAGTAACTTCTTTGACGCTATTGCTGAGAAATTAGGTTGGGATATTAATGAAGAGGATGAAGATAGTAAACCTAAGGATGTAGACAGTCTTATTAAATATTTTCAAGATATTATAGAAGAAGAAAGCAAACCTACTTATGCTAGTGAGGAAGTAGAAGCACTTGATAACTTCGTAAAACAAGGTGGAGATCTTAAACAATACTTACAGATAGATGCAGAGTTGGATCTAGATGATATTGATATGGAAGATGAGTCTAATCAAAAGTTAGTAGTAAAACAGTTCTTAAAAGAAAAAGGTATTAGTGCTAAACAAATAGAAAAGAAAATATCTAAGTATGAAGAAGCTGGTTTACTTGAAGATGAGGCTCAGGATGCATTAGAAAGTCTTAAGGAGATAAAGGAAGATAAAAAAGAACAGCTATTATTGGAACAGAAAAAACAATATGAACAAATGGTTGCTAACCAACAGAAATTCTATAATAGCGTTGTCTCTGAAATAAAAGGCTTAAAAAATATACGTGGTATTACGGTCCCTGAAAAAGACAAAAAAGTATTAATAGATTATATACTTAAGCCAGACACCGACGGTAAAACTAAGTACCAAAAGGACTATGCTAAAGGTGGTGTAAAGAACTTAATAGAATCAGCATACTTTACTATGAATGCAGATAAACTATTAGAAGCTGCTAAGAAGGCTGGAAGTAATTCAGCTATTGATAAGTTTAAAAATAGTTTAAAGACAACATCTGTAAATACTCGATCTAAACAAATATCAAAGAGTAATGATGATGAGCCTATTTGGTCAAATATTGCACGAAAACTGCGTATATCATAATAATTAATAATAAATAAAATTAAATTACTAGTATTTTATGGATAACAATATTTTGAACTCGTTGGTCCTTTATAAAGGAAAATGGTTTAGCGATTTGATTGATACTAATAAAATCAGTCTCGCTTCTTAGCAAAGACCTTACGAGGTATCTACTATCCTGTCATACGTATTTGGTACTAAAGATAATGGTTACAGTACTTCTCTGGATATGTTGACAGGAGGTCTTGGTAACGTAATGACTATTGACAAACCGTCATTTGAATGGGGTGTAATGATTGATCAAGACAGAGCTGTTACAATTCGTGATGCAAAATGGAATGGAGCTACTATTTCTGAAGATTCTACTCCTGGTCTCGGTAATACTCCTATCACACTGTGGTTAGAAGATAGCTGGTTTGGACCTGGTGCTACAGTAGAACTTGATGACAAGAGTCAGTTGCGTTTCGCTGATGCTCCTTATCAGGATGGTAACTTGTTTGTTTATACAGGTTTCATTTCTAATGGTAATCCTGCATCTTATATCAATCCTCGTTATTTGCAAGCTGGTTGTCAAGTATCTCGTTTGGCATCTGCTTACGAAGAATACAGTGAAGAAGCTGATATCCTGAACTATAATACTCATTTCAAGATGCGTAACTATTTGACTACAGTTCGTTTGTCTTATGATATTACAGGTTCTGCATACTCTGAAGTAATGGCTATTGCTTTGAGAGATCCTAAATCAGGTAAGACTTCTTACTTATGGTCAACTTTCCAGGAATGGGTAGCTATGCGTGAATGGTATAAGCGTCTCGAAAGAGCTTTGGTATATAATCAGAACAACGTAAATAAGGATGGTTCTTGTAACTTGAAAGGTAAGAACGGTCGCCCTGTATTTATTGGTGCTGGTTTGTTGGAACAGATTGCTCCGTCTAACAGACGTTATTACACTCGTTTGACAGCAGAATTACTGGAAGATTTCTTATCAGATTTGTCTTACAATGTACTTGGTACTAACGAACGTAAATTCATCGGTTTGACTGGTGAAATGGGTCTTCGTGAATTTGACCGTGTACTGAAAGAAAAGATGGCTAACTTGAACATGATTGATACTGTATTTGTATCTGGTTCTGGTGAAAACTTGAAATTTGGTGGTCAGTTCAAAACTTATGCTATGAGCAACGGTATTGAGCTTACTTTGAAGTACTTCCCGTTGTATGACGATTTGACTCACAACCGTCAGTTGCATCCTGTAACATTGAAACCGCTGGAATCTTACCGTATTACTTTCTTGGATCTTGGTCGTCGTGACGGTGAAGCTAACGTAGTTAAAGTAGTTCGTAAAGATCGTGAATTCGTTAGCTGGTGTACAGCTGGTTCTGTAACTCCTGCTGGTTATGCTCACTCTAACACTGAAGTTCGTTCTAACGCTAAGGACGGTTATGCAGTACATTTTCTGGGTGAGGTTGGATTAATGCTCCGCGACCCCAGAGCATGCGGAGAGTTAATAATGATGTGTGAATAATTCGCCGAGCTTGTGGTAACATAAATATAAATTCTGCGTTATAGTAGTATATAAACTAAAAATAATATACTACTATGAGCAGAATATATAAAATAACAGATAGAACTAATAATAAGATTTACATTGGTCAAACAAGTAGAGACATCTATAAAAGATTTGCAGAACATATAAATAAAGCCTTAAATCCATCTAGACCTAACGATGGTAAGACAGCTTTAAGTATAGCAATTAAAAATCATGATCCTAAAAACTTTTATGTAGAACTTCTAGAGGAAGTAGAAGGTACTCCTAAAGAAATAGATTCACGTGAAGTATATTGGATCAAATTATTAAAATCTAATAATTCAGATTTCGGATATAATATAGATAAAGGTGGGCATGAAATATCAGAAGCGTGTAGAAAGGCTGCTGAACCATATCTGTATAAAAAAGGCAGAATTCCTACAGAAAAAGAAAAAGAAACTGCTAGAAACAATGGAATGAAAGTTGCTAAAAAAGTAATGCAAATAGATAAATATACTGGTGAAATATTAGCAGAATTCCCAAGTATAATACAAGCTAGTAGAGAAACTGGGTGCGATAGAAGATCTATACAAAGACAATTATCTGGAGAATACAATACAGGTTCTGCTAGATCTTTTGCAAATCTTAAATTTATCTGGAAATACAAAGAATAACTTGAATACTCTAATTATATAATTATGGAAGTAATCGTTAAATTAACAAAAGTAAATCCTTGGACAGGATTAATAAAATGGTCTAACTGTTTTGATTATGTAAGTACTTACTGGACTAGATCAGGTAGTAGATATACTGGTTTAACTACAGAGAAAGCCAGAGAGTTAGAATAGAAAATGGGTAAAGCAGAAGGTGAACTAGACCCAGGTAGTACATTTTGGGATACATTTGCAATCAAAATTGGTAAGAGAGAACTAGTTATTAATACAGATAGACCAGAAGGAGAATTGCAATATTTATTCTTATTGAAACACAAAAGAGTAGCTAATGGTTTAGATAAAGTAACTCCTGCTACTGACTACGTACTAATTAATAAAGAAGCTGAAGCTGAACAAGCTAATAAGATTAATAAGGTTAAACGTGATGCTTATAGAGCATTAGATAAGATGAGCCTTGAAGATATGCGTAAGTGCCTTAGATTGTTTGGTGTTAAAGCAGATACAATGTCTAATGAATTAGTTGAAGCTAAACTTACTGAAAACATTGAAAGAGATCCAGCTAAATTTATTAGAATTTGGGTAGAGAATCCCAATAAAGAAATTAACTTCATTATTGAAGAAGCATTAAGTAAGAATATTATTCGTAAGAATAGATCTGCATATTACTTTGGTACAGACTTAATTGGTAATGGTCTTGAAGACGTAATTGCATATTTGAAGGACAAAAAGAATCAAGACTTGTACTTGAGTATAATTGGAGAGATAAAATCTAAATAATAATGACACGATCTGAATTTCACTCATACTTTAAGATAGCAATGGACAAGAACTCCTAGAGTGTAGCTTTTGGAGGATGTCCATCTTTCTTACCATAGGAAATAGACTATTGGTTAAATCAAGGTTTATATCAAGAAGTGAGTAATAAATTCACAGGTAACAATTCTCTATAGACCCCATTTGAAAAGTCAGTTAAACGAGTGCATGATTTAGAAAAGTTAGTTAAAACAGATAGCGGGTTAGTTGCATCGAAAGTATCAAATTCAAATCAATGCAAGTTAGAAAACTTATTTGGAGGTTAGAGAATGTTCTTTGTGGATGCTACTTTAAACTACAATAATAAGAAAGCTGATATTAAGCTTATTGACCACGATAGTGCTAAACGTTTTAAGAGGACTTACAATAATAATCCTTGGATTGAAGAGCCAGTAGGCGTTATCCAAGACAATACATTGATAGTTTATATAGATGATCTATCTATGGATAGTACATCTTACTCAATAGATCTTACTTACGTAAAAACTCCTACTAAGATAGAGAACTTACCAGCTAGTGGCATGAGTGAAATACCAGAATATATGTAGTTTGAAGTTATTAATAGAGCTGTAGAATTAGCTCTTGAAGACATAGAATCTAAAAGAGTTCAAACTAAATCACAGCTTAATCAAATTGATGAATAATTATGACAGAAAGATAGATGCAAATAGAAGTAGAACGTAGACTACAACTAATGGACCCTAGTTTAGTAGTAGAGAACAAATTGAGTTCTGATACTATTATAGCATTCATCAATGAAGCAATAGATAAATACTATAAGACTAGATATTCTGGAATAAACTTTAAACAATAGGGATTTGAACAGACTCAAAAACGTATAGATGATCTACGTACTTTAATAAAAACTAAAGTATTCTCTGACGAAATCAATGAGTAGGATAATACATATACTGTTACTTTACCTTCTGATTATGTATTATTACTAGGTGATACTGCTGGTATAACTCCTAATGGTGAAAATGATTGTTGGGAGAAAGACAATAAAGGAGATTATAAAGTAAAATATACAGATACATTAGAATCTACTATTGAAACTATAGATAGGCAATTGAGTAATACTTTATCAGAACATAAATTAAAATACTGTTCAGCTAGACCCTTAAAACTAATCCATGATAATAGTATAACTTTATATACAGATGGTAATTATAAAGTAAGTAATTATAAGATAACTTACTTATCTAAACCTGCTAAGATAAATGCAAGTAACATTACCAACACTGAATATACTAGTTTACCTGAACATACTCACTTAGAAATAGTAAAGATAGCTATACAATTATACTTAGCTACCAAGCCTATGTAGAATTACTCGGTATACTCCAACGAGGTTAATCAAATGGAGTAAATAAATTAATGCGCTTGTCGACGTGGAAATCTGCAATAGGGAAAGTAGAAGACAAGCAGACTAGCGCTAAGTCTAATAATTAATTATTTTTATAGATATATGATAACTAGAGTTGACACCGTACTTATCGGTAAAAATTGCCCAGAATCTTACACTAATATTGATTCCTTGGCTGCTGGTGATGTTGCTTTATTTGATGAAAATAAGGTATTGATCAAATCTGCTGCTGAAGCAGTTAAAGCTTCTGCTGTATACATTGGTGTATGTGGTAAGAAAGTAAACATCACACTTCCTAATGGCAGCGCAGCTTCCAAGAATGTATTTGAATATTCAAATCCTATTCAGAAAGCTTCTAAGCCTTCATATGTGATTGGTGAATATGAAGCTCCTGTTCAAGAAAAGATTGAAATCGACTTTACCAATGCTTCTGTTGTTATTGGCCACAGATACGTTCTTCGTATCGTTTACAAAGATGTTTATGAAGCTCCAGGTCAGTTCACTCATACTTATGAAGCTATTGCAACATCTGAAACTGCTGATGATCTTGGTAATGCATTGCTGAAGAAGATTAACGCTCACGCTAATCGTCGTATTACAGCAGCTTTCTCAGCACATAAACTTACTTTAACAGCTATGGAAAAAGACGACAATGAAGGAGTAAATTCATTGAATGAATATTCAATCGTTTCTATGTCTGCTTCTTTATATGTTACTATTCCTGGTGCTTTGTTGTCTAACGTACCTGAATCAGTACCTGGTGTTGTTATTAAAGACATTGAAGGTAAACCTGGTAAAGGTTACTGGAAACAAGTTCGTGACGCTGAAGTACGTATGATGGGTTACAAAGGTATTGTAATGACTGGTGCTTATCCTTCTATTGAACAAGATAGAAAAGTATCTGAAGGTGCTACATACGATTACGTTACTATTGAGAACGATAACTTGTATTTAAGTCCTGATAACCAGTATATTAAAACTACTCCGCTTACTACTGAATTGTATGTAGAAGCTGGTAGCTTGAGTGATTCTGTATTTGCTAAAGCCTTGAAATCATTTGTTACTGGTGAAGTTGCTCAGTAATTTCAACAATAAAAAATAACGGTTTCTTTATTTAAAACCTGGCGAGGTTGAGGTTTATCCTCGGCTTCGCCTTTTTAATTTTATAGATATGAAAATAATTAATGCTGTATTAAAAGATAACAATCTTACTATAACTTTAGATGCTAATGCTAATGTTAGTAAGGTGTACTTAGATTCTGTATTGAATCAAAACAATATGTACTCTGATGAAGATACTAAACACACACATACTATAACTGACATAGCTATAGAGGATAATGAAATTATTGTTGACGTTAGTGAGTATGAAGAAACTTCTTTTATTGTGAGCGTTTTAACTACAAACGGAGATAGAGACGAAATCATAGCAATAGACCAACAAGAGTTGTACTTAGCTAAGGTAAATCTATTGAATACTTACTGTAGCACATGCTTAGATAAACATCAAAAACATGTTATAACGATGTGTGATTTTAAATCACAATTATTAAACTATGCTTTAGATAATAATCTTACTGAGGATGCTATAAGTCATTATATTGATTTAAGTAGATTATTAGGCATGCACAGTTGTCATAATTGCAGTAAGTGTACTAATAATAGAATATGTAATAAATGTTGTAACGGAATGTGTGCATTATGATAAAAGAAGAATATAAAACTGCATGTAGGCTAAAAGAATAGACTAAGTATAATATTGACTATGATAGTTGTCAAATACTTAATCTAACATGTGCTAATTACATATACGATTTAATTTAGCAGTCTACTAAATATGAAGTAAGTTTAGAATCTATAAAGAAAATGTATAGCATGATGTACAAATTATTAGGTCATGAAGTAAATACATCTAATTAAATATTAATATGGCACAATACGCAACTAAAGATGAATTAAATGAACTAGTAGTACTAGTAAGAAATCTTCAAGGTGATATTAATACTCTAGATACTAGTGTAGGCGAGCTTGACACACTAGTAGAGAGAACTAACCATCTAGCTACCTTGAAAGATGTTACTATTACCTATATAACTGAAGGAGACCTACTATAGTACTCTAGTGATGGTACATGGCATAATATACAACCATCAGCTTTAGGTATTGGAGGTGAAGGAGGTGGTGGTATTGTTGATACTTCCGTAGTTAAAGCAATGATTAAACAAGAAGGATCTAAACTGTTCCTTAGTAAACTACAGGATGATCAAGCTGCTGGAATTATTACCTTCAATAATGGTTTAGTAAGTAATAAAATGACTTATTTAAAAGAAGGTGTACAAATAGGTCATTTCGTATCAGGTATGATTGGTGGTACAGGAGCTCAAATAGACAAGGATGGTAGAGGTGAAATGACCAGTTTGATCCTTAGAGAGTTTCTAGAAGTACCTGAGTTGAGATTTAACAAGATAGATGTTGTTAGTGGTGAATTATGGAACTCTATAGCATTTGGTACTATTGAAGATGTAGATATAGCAAACTAGATTGTTACTGTTAAACTAGAAGAAGGTGAATATAGTGGTATCAAAGTAAATGATATATGTAGAGGTATATTCCACAATTTAGGTTCTGGTAATGATACAGAGTCAAAACCTGATGAGAATGGCTTTGATACAGTAGCTGGTTTCAGTACATCTTACTTTACACCTATTGAAGTATTAGACTCTTTTGGTAAGTAGTTTAGATATACTTTAAAACCTGGTACTACACAACATCCTAGTAAGTCAATGAAGTTTGTTGTATATGGTAACTTTACAGATCCTAATAGACGATCTAGTGCATATGCAACAAGAACATATAAAAGATATTTAAAGGACGTAAATACATGGTAGATAGACTGGACTAATATTGCATCATAGTTTGGTTTACTAGACGGTCTTAATATACCAGGTGGACCTAATGATGGTAATCTTACTGGTGATGGTGCTTATCTTACTAATGTATATATGACAGGTGCACTTATTCAGTTTACTCCTGAATAGATGGATGAAATGAAAGGTCATGATGCATATTCAGTATCATTAAGTAGAGAAACAGCTACTATTATACTTGACAATAATTTAAATATTATTGATGAGTATAATCAGTTAAGTCAATTGACATTTGCTATTCAAGCATTTAAAGGTCCAGTAGAATTAGCATATAGTGATGTATATGGGGAAGGTACATACTTTGTAGAGTATGAAGCCACTGGTCTTAAGTGTACTATGAGTAATGGAGTATTTAGAATTACTGAAATTACTAATGTTAGTAACATGAGAATAAACATCACTGTAAACTGTGAAGGATTAGCTTTGTTTAAAAAGGAATTCTTACTTAATTATCAGTTAGAAGGTGATGCTTTATGGGTAACATACAATGATAATGATGCTGTACCTAATAGACCTACAGGTAGAGGTGAAACTGATGGTTGGCATAGAAACTATACAGCTAGTGCTATATGGATGTCAACTAAGAGTTCTAGACGAATAGAAGAAGGTGAATGGGGTGACCCAGTAAGATTTGTAGGAGCTTCAGTACAAGGTGAGGATGGTCAGTATACAGTATTCTGTTATACTAATTCTAGTGTACAACCAGAAACACCTACTGGTACTTAGATACCACCTTCTGATTCAGTAACTACTTGGTATATGTATCCACCAGAAAGAGAAAGCGCTGATATATTTACTTGGATGACTCAAGCTACAGTATATGCAGATAAATCATTATCTGGTTGGACTAAACCTATTAGAATTACAGGTGAAACTGGTGAAGACGGAGCTGATGGCACTAAATTAGAATTTATATATACACTGTTTACTCCTACTAATGATAAACCAAGACCAGATACTCCATCTACTAGTCAACAGGATGACTATATACCATTTGGTTGGTCTGATAATCCACAAGGTGTATCTAAAGAAAAACAATATGAATGGGTAAGTACTCGTGAAAAGAAAGCCGCTAAGATAGGTGAAGGTCATTGGAGTGAGTTCTCACAACCAGTTATATGGTCTAAATGGGGTGAAAAAGGTATGGACGGAGATGGTTATGAATATATATTTACTCGTACAGCTGATGTAGATAAAGTTCCAGCAACTCCTTCCTCTATCCAATAGAACGATTATATACCTACTATATCTAACGGTGGATCTACAGACTATAACTGGTCAGATGATCCTAAAGGTGCAAATGAAACTTACAAAGCAGAGTGGACATGTAAGCGTGTAAGAACAGATGGAGTGTGGTCAGACTTTAGTACTCCTGCATTATGGTCTAACTGGGGAGAGCAAGGTTTATCTGGTGGTCACTATCAATATAGATGGAAAGTATCAAGTACTAAACCTACTACTACTCCTGATAACGATTCTTCGTGGTCTACTAATAGTGAACAAACTATTGAACAAGGTCAGTATGTGTGGTAGATTCAACGATTTGTTAACCCAGACGGTACTACTACTGCTTGGGGTAATATAATCAGATTAACAGGTGCTGATGGTAAAGATGGAGAAGACGGTAACAGTATTGAATTCTTATACGCACGTAATAGTACTGGTATTATACCACAAAAACCAGCTGATAACCAAATTACAGATTGGACAGGTAAAGGACCTGATGGTACAGAATGGACAGATAATCCACAAGGTGTTACTCCTAATCTTACTTATGAGTATGTATGTCAACGTTATAAGGATAAAGCTACTCAATTATGGGAATCTTATTCTACACCTGGTGTATGGGCTAGATACTCTGAAAGAGGTAAAGACGGTGATGGTTATGAATATATTTATATAAGACAATCTACATGGAAATCACAAGGTCAATTGAATCCTAGTTCAGACCCAGTATATATAGCAGACGGTAATATATACCCACCAGCAAATGTAGAATCTGATGCTTATCAAACTGATGATTATGTTCCTAATGGTTATTCAGATAATCCTGAAACTGTAAATAGCTAGATAAGATATCAATACATGTGGGCTAGAAAGAAAGAAGGTGGAAAATGGAAAGCTTGGAAAAACGGATCATTGTGGACTAATTTTGCAGTTGATGGTGAATAGGGTGAACCTGGTACTCCTGGTGCTCCTGGTGGTAGTATAACTGTTAGTGGTGCACCTGCTTCTATTAGATCTAGGTTAGGTTTCTTACAAACTACTAACTGTACTCTAAGAGCTATTAGTACTTCTTCATCTGGCGTTACTTCACAAGTGAGTGGTAATTATGCTGTTTACTATAAGAGTAGTTCTAGTGGCAGTTGGTCTAAAGCAGATAGTGGTTCAGGTACTAGTTACTAGTTATCTTGGTCTTCTAGTTTAAATGCCGAATATTTCTGGTTTGGATTTAGTACCGATGTTACTCCTAGTCCTACAGGCACATATAATGTATGGAGTGTTGAAGTACCAGTAGTATATGATGGTAAAGATGGTTCTGATGGGTCTGATGGTTCTGATGCAGATTCTAGTTATACTCTTATGAGAGATTGTGGTGTTTGGAGTTCTAGTGCTTATTATTATAACGATAAAGCTACTAGAGCTATGAATAGTAGTGAGTATGTTAAGTATTAGAATTATAACAACATGTATGTAGTAGACTATGTAGTATGGCAAGGAGTTACTTACTTAGCTAAGAAAAACCATAGTAATGTTCAACCGCCTAACTCTTCATATTGGGAAACTTCATCCAAAGTAACAGCTTTGACTGTTAACAATCTATTAGCAAATAATGCTAAACTGGGAGAGTTTAATTTTAGCGGGGTCATGTTTACTTCTGCTAATGGAAGTCTATCAATGAATAGTGAAAATGGGGCATTACGTTGTAACGACGCCTATATACATGGTATTGTAGAAGCTGAAAGTGGATATTTTACTGGAACTGTAAATGCACAGGCTGGTCTATTTACTAATATTCACATATTGTCTGGTAATATAGCAGGGTTTAGTATATCAGGTAATGACTTTGTAAATAATGCTACCGACGCTAGTATACGATTTAAATTAACTGGTAACTCCTTTTTACAAATAAATAATCCTTCATATACAGGTCTTATAGATGTTCGTAATGATGGAGGTACAGCTATTAGGGCTCAAGCTTATGGAACCAATTCTGTTGGTTTGTCTGTTATAGCTCAATCAGGTTATGCTACTAGTATTAAAGCAATAGACTCTACTGGTAGTTGTCAGTTTGTAACTAGAGACACCGAAAGAATATTAATAAATGGATTGTGTGTTAATACTGTAACAGTAACTAGTAGTTATGATGCTAAGACTAGTGATGACTTTATAATATGTAATAACACTGGTACTATTACTATTAGTTTCCCTAGTGTTGGGTCATTCTATAAAGGTAAGATATATTACATAAAATCTATCAATACTGGCAATTGGACCGTTAGTGGTGGTATACGATTAGCTGACCAACGTGGTACAAAATACTCTCAATCATATAGTGATAATAAGATAAGAGGTTTTATATTTGATGGTAGCTATTGGAATGAAATGTACTATAGTAGTTAATGAAATTATGAAAATAGATTTTAATAAACTAAAAGTATATACAGGATTAGATAAAAAATAGTTCATACTAGCACAGGCTGCAAAAGAACTAGCTGATGGTCTTTATAAGACAGCTATGGGTATATCAGGTTATGCTTTAGCGTTAAAGTTGTATAATAGTAAAGGTGAGGAAGAGTACACAGATGAAGAGTTTGATATGATACTTAATTATGCAAATAGATACGGTACTCCATTTTTCATTGATGCACTACAAAGACTAAAAGAAGATGAAAAATCTAATGATTCAGAATCAACTGAAGTTGATGAGTGATAGAGAATTGCTAGAGGGCATCTATACGATGCTTCTAGCAGTTATGCAAGAACAGTATATAAGTGATAGTAAGCAGCTAGGCATTAACATGATAGCTGATATATTAGTAGATAACATATCTAGAAATAGAGAAAGGAGTTAGAATAATGGATAGAAACTAGCTAATACAATAGCTGAGTAAGTACTTCAATATTAAGGAACTAGTATGCCCGCATTGTTACTCTAAGTTTGGAGATAACTCTTGGTAGTTTATTAGTACAGAGTTACTTAGTACTCTATATATACTCAGAACTAAAGTAATTAATAAACCTATGGTAGTAAATACATGGGCTACTGGTGGCTAGTACTCACAAAGAGGTTTAAGATGTAACATGTGTCAACTAGTAAAGAGTAAGAATAGTATATACTTATCAGCTCATTGTCTTGGTAAAGCTATAGATTTTCATGTACCCGGTATGGATGCAGAAACTGTTAGAAACCTTATAAGGGCTAACGTAGATAAATTCGAGTATCCTATTAGACTAGAAGCTGATACTACGGGATGGATACATTGTGATTGTTACGTACCTAAGGACTCTTCTAACAGACTTTTAGAGTTTGAAGGATAAGTTAATCGACTATACATAGAAAGTGTCTTAAAACGCCTTAAAATGCGTCATTATGGAAAAGCAAACAATATTATATAATATATTATATATTGATGAAAGAGCTAAGAATCTAATACCAGAAGTAGTAGATGCTTGGAATATTACTCCACATAGATTTAGTAAAAGTGGTGAATCAGTATCATTAAAGCTAAATGATACTATAGAAGAAATTAAAGGTTACAGTACTTCAGATTTTGTAGATATAGAAGTTACTAGAAAAAGTATCATTATTACTTTACAACCTAATACTACTCAAGGATCTAGATAGGCTAGAATTACTTTAAGTATAGGTGGTAGAGAACATTCTACTAAACTGTTGCAATTTGTAATACACTAGAATTGATAATTATAAAATATACGTATATGGTTAAAATTATTGAGAGCTATACAGCTCCAAATCCGAAAGAATACACATACTGGGTAGATCTAACCAGTAATCCAAACAAAGGTGTTATTAAGTATTTTAAAGGTAATGGTAAATGGGCAGATGTCAATGATAAGACTAATGACGATTAGTCTAAAGACATTGAACAGTTACAAAAATCAGTAGATAACTTAAAGTCAACTAAAGTAGATAAAGTATCAGGTAAAGAACTTTCTAGTAATGACTTTACTGACTCTTATAAGAGTAAGCTTGATGGTATAGCAGCTCAGGCTAATAAATACGTTTTACCTGCTGCTACTGCATCTGTTTTAGGTGGTGTAAAGACTGGTGCTAATATCACTAATACTAGTGGTACTATCAGTCTAACTAAAGCAAATGTTACTGCTGCTTTAGGTTATACTCCCCCTACTGCTGATACCAAAGTTAATGTTAATAACACTCTGACAAGTACTAGTATAGTAGATGCTTTGTCAGCAGCACAAGGTAAAGTTTTAAAAGATTTAATTGACGCATTAACTGCTAGAGTTTCTGCATTGGAAACTCCAGCTGCATAATATATGAAGTATGGATACAGTAAGATTTTTTGCTGCTAATACTCAACCTAACCCAGTAGAAGTTGACTACTGGGTTGACCTTTATGATAACCCTTATGGTGGTAGCATTAAATATTATAATGGTACAGAATGGGTAAGACTAGCAGCTTCTGGAGGTATTCCAGATTTAAGCAAGTACTATACTAAAGTACAAGTAAACTAGTTACTTAATGATAAAGCTAGTGTATAGTCGGTTGAAAGTAAAGTAGATGATGAAGAAGTAAAAGATGTGATTAAGAATATTACATTTAGAACTTCTAACCCCAATGAAGTACAAATGGTACTCGCAAAATATGATACCACCACTGTTGCTATATCATTACCTAAAGCTAGTGATGTTTCTGCTGGTATAGTTACTTCTGATGATTTTAGAGACTTTGTTAAGCAAGTAGACCTTCAGCAATTATATCAAGAACTATATGATAGTAATAGTAGCATAATGAATGCTATCAATGATATAAAAGCTAAATATCAAAAGAAGTTAACAGCTGGTAGTAATATAAAAATATCTGATGATAACGTTATATCAGCTACTCTTTCAATAGAAGGAAGCGATATAGATGTCGATGGTATTAATAGTAAAATAGATGAGTTAACTGGTAAGTTACAAGATGAAGTTACTAGGTCTACTAATGCTGATAATAAACTTACACGTGATTTAAGTACTGAGTCTACTACTGCTAGAGCAGCTGAGAAAAAGAATGCTGATAATATCGCTAGCAATACTCAAGCTATTCAGAAAGAGGTAACAGATAGAAATGCTGCCATTAAGGTAGAAACTGACAGAGCTACTGATGCTGAAAACAAACTAGCTAATGACATTGTTACTACAGTTGAAACAGAAAAAGATAGAGCAGAAGGTGTAGAATAGGTTATAATTAATGATTTATCTGAAGAAGTAACTAGAGCCAAAGCAGCTGAGCAAGCTAATAAGACTGCTATAAATAAAGAAGTCACTGATAGACAATCAGCTATTGCAACTGAAGTAGATAATAGAAACGCAGCCATAGAGGTTGAAAAACAAAGAGCTCTCAAAGCAGAAGCTGCATTAGATTCTAAAATTGCTACTCACACTAATGAAATTAATACTGCTTTAGAAACTAAAGCTGATAAGTCTACTACTTATAACAAAATAGAAGTAGATAGTAAAGTAAGCACTATTAATCAAACTAAACAAGATAAACTTACGGCTGGTTCTGGAATTAAGATAGAAAACAATACTATAAGTTCTACTCTTGATGTGCAATTGTATAAAATAGTTGATTCTTTACCTACTTAGGATGTAGAACCTGGTAAGATTTACTTAGTATTAAGTGAGATATCTACTGAATCAAATAAGTATACAGAGTATGTGTATGTTAACAATGAGTGGGAAATCATGGGATCTTATACTGCTAATGTAGATCTTAGTGGTTACTTAACTAAAACAGACGCAGCTAGTACTTATCAACCTAAAGGTAATTATGCATTAAAAACTGAAATACCAGATGTATCTACAAAGGCAGATACTTCATATGTTAATACACAGATACAAACTGTAAATACCGAAATAAATAAGAAAGCAAATAAAGCTGATTTACATGCTGTAGCTACATCTGGTAATTATAATGATCTTACTAATAAGCTTAAAGCAGGAAGCGGTGTAACTATTACTGACGATAATACCATCAATACTAGTGTAGATTTATCAGGAGTTACTAATAGTATTAGTGAACTTGATAGTAAGATAGAAGCCGAGATATCTAGAGCAACTATAGCAGAGTCTAATAAAGTAGATAAGATAGTAGGCAAAGGTCTTAGTACTAATGATTATACTACTAATGAAAAGAATAAACTAGCTAGTATAGCTAGTGGGGCAGAGGTAAATGTATAGTCTGATTGGAATCAAACTGACATTAATTCAGATGCTTATATTAAAAATAAACCTGTAGTTGCTACTACTAGTAAGGACGGTTTTATGTCTGCTGCTGATAAAACTAAATTAGATGGTATTGCAGAGGGAGCTAATGCTTATACACTACCAGCAGCTACAGCACAAGCACTTGGTGGTGTTAAAATAGGTAGCAATATAACATTAGCTAACGGTGGTGTTATAAGTCTTACTAAAGCTAATGTTACGTCAGCGTTAGGGTATACACCACTTGAAAATGTAGATACTAGTAACTTTGTTACTTTGAACAACGATCAAACTATTAATGGAGCAAAGATTTTTACTAGTACTATCAAAACTAATTCAAATCTTTGGTCTGACTCTAAAGACTTTTTTATAGTAAATTAGTTAAGTGATACTTCATCTCCAAAGATATCTCTTAGAGTTGCTAATTCTGACGGATCTGTAACTTATTCGGCACAAGTAACAGATTTCTCAAATAACAATAATAGAAATCTTGGTAATACAGCTAATAAATGGGGTACATTATACGTCAATAGAGTTGAATCTAGCGCTATATTTAACTCAGGTGTTATATCGTCTGATAGTTTTTAGTCAAATGTTCCAACTGGTACTGCGCCATTTAATTGTGTTTCAACGACAGTTAACCCTAATTTAAATGCGGGATTATTCAATGGAGCTAGTATAATTAATAATAATTTCATATATTTAACAAAACAGGAATTAAAATTTACCTATAACGAATCTGCTCAGTATATTTATGTAAAGATAACTCACAACAGCAAATACAATAGTGAATAGCTAAATATAAAAATTGAAACGCCTTATCAAAATATATCAGGTGTTACCTATTTGTATAGAGATGGATTTTCAAATAAATATAGAGTATATGCTACTGACTATAATAAATCTAACATTAGAGGAATATCGACATCTATGGCTGACAATTAGCCAGTAACGTATCTAAAACTGCTTAATAAATAGGATGCTAATATAAAAGTATTTAGTAATTATTCCTTTAATATAGAAGAAATAACAGATATATCGGATATTACTTTTGATGATATTAACAGTGGTATATATATATCTTATCCAGTTAATTTTTTTGCACCAGTTGTTGCTGATATAAAAGGTAACTCAAACTCATCTACTAAACTCCAAACAGCTAGGCAAATTAACGGTACTAACTTTGATGGTAGTGCTAATATAACTACAGCTAACTGGGGTACTAGTAGAAACTTAACTATTGGTAAGACTACTAAAGCTGTAGATGGTAGTGCTAATGTGAACTATACTGTTGAAGATATAGGTTTATCTAAGTTAACTCTTAGTATCGGAGATAGTATAACTGAGTATGATGGTACTGCTGATAAGACAATTGAAATACCTTCAGGTGGTGGGATAGATGCTTTACCAGTTAATACTATATTAAGGAGCACAGCAGAAGCTGGTAATGTATTTGGAGAAGGTTGGTTACCGTGTGATGGATCAACTGTATCTTCTAAAGATTATCCTTTGTTGAATTGCTAGAAAGTGGTTATTCCTACTAAAGCATATAAAGGAACGGATGGTAAAACATTTGCAAAACAATTAGGTTATTCTGATGTATATAATGATATATTATGTGTTACTACTACGAGTAATAGTTATAATGATGTGGTGTTAGCTAAAACCTCTGAGGTAATATATAGAATTTAGTCTAGTGTGAATGTTACCACAGCGTATGATTATTATCTGATTTATCGCAATTACTTTATATTTGGTGGTACAAATGATTCAGATATTTATATCGTAAATTTGAAAGATGGAAAAAATACTACAACTAGGATTTCGGCAGGTGCTGTGTGCAGAGGCATATTTAATATTGATGATAAAATAATAGTATTTACGTCAGCAGCTATACGCTCTTTAGATCTACAAACTAATAGTTTGACAAATGTAGTAAAGAGACCCGTTGGCAGTGTGTTAGTTCATTTTCCTTATGACAATAGTTTTCTGTATAGTGGTAGTGGAGCTAATGGTATGTATTTATCATCTTATGATGCAGAACCAATAGAAACACATATACCGTATGCTGAAGTCGGTAAAGAGCTTATTACTAAAGGAAAACTTGGAATAGCTTATAATAATAATGCCGCAAACAATATATACATTATAAAAAATCCTTCAGACGATACTAGCAAATGGCAAAAAGTTAATGTCACAGATGATGCAACTAGATGTATTTACACAAATGATATATTTTTACATATTGCAAGTGAAGGAACAAACCAAACTCAAGATTTTGTAAACTGGTACCAAACTAGTAACGATTTTAGTGCAAACAGTTAGAATTTTTCATTAGATGCTCCTATTATGAAAGGTCCTGAAAATATATTATATTATTGTGGCAATTCCTATGTAGTAGAGGCAACCATAAATAATGTATTACCAGTTCTTGAAAATAGATATATTAAAACATATATAGGTCAATCTCAAGAATATGTTGGTAAGCTAACTATTAATATGATAAGTAACCAATCTACGTCTGATGCTTCATTAGTAGGAACTATTGTTAAAGTATATGACAACACCATGTCTTTAATAGATGAGAGAACGTGGCAAGGTTTAGCTTATACTTTAGACGTACTTCCAAATATAGAATACACTATCGTAGCTACATCAACTAATGGAGTATCACAAGATCCTGTTACAGTTACACTTACTAATAATGAAGTAAAAACTGTTACTATTACATATAACTTTGAAAAGCTTGTAATACAAGCTTATGAAAAAGAACAGATATCCACTAGAGCTACTATAACTGTAAAGTATAACGATAAGGTATTAGCTACTAGCTCAAATGGTAAACTAACAGCCTATATTGCTTATAGAACTGTGTATATTATTACTTATGGAGATCTTGAAGAACTTGCTAAACCAAAAGATGTTGAATATACTGCTTCATAGACAACTAGAGAAATCAATGCAGTATATGATGATTATAAACCAGACTATATAACTATAGATCAAACAATAACAGATCCTAATACTATGATCTCAGGAGACGTTAATGGTGCTACATTACAGTGGATACGCAATAATACTCATAGATACATTAGTAAGAATACAGGAGATGGTTAGGTTACTATATGCCAATTAAGCGATGATGATACTACTAAATTCCATGACGGTATAACAGATTCTACTATTTATATTGAAGATACAGACTATAATGTGTTTGTTAGAATACCTAGATTCTGGTATAAGGCAGTTGAAACTACTACTGATGTTTGGAAAATAGGATTTTCTAAGAAATAGCAAGACGGTACATGGAAAGAGTGGGACGGTAACGATTTAATTGGAGCTTATGAAGCTTATTTTAATAATCTTCATTTATATAGCGTATCTAACAAAGCGTCTTCTGGTGGTATCTCATAGTCAGCGCTTACATCACATGCTAGAAATAATGGTACTGGATATACTCTTGTTAAATGGAAACACCATTGTATTGTAGGAGTGTTATATTATGCGTTATATGGTAATACTAATTGCCAAGCTACTATAGGTAGTGGAACTGATTCTTATACTAAGAATACTGGAACTACTAATAGTCTAGGTATGCGTGATACTTCAGCATCAAAAACTGGAAACAGCAATAGTATAAACTTCTTAGGATTAGAGAACTGGTGGGGTAATAAGTATGAATTTATAGACAACGTGGTATTTAATAGATCTTCTGCTAGTTATAAATATACAATATCGGAAGACGACGGTAGTACTAGAGAAATCGAAACAACTACTAGTACAAGTTGGTAGTATCCGAAAGTAATGGTATTTGGAGAAAACTTAGATCTAGCTATGAAAAGAGGAACTTCCAGTGCATCTACTACTACAGGATTCTGTGACGGATAGTATGTTTCAAGTAGTACCGATCGGGTGGTTCAGCGTTCTTGCGGCAACTCGAGTGCCAGTGGTGGTGTGGCTTACTTGTTTGCGAGCAGCTCGACTTCGATTGCTAACTCGGGCGTTGGTTCCCGTCTTGCCTTCAGAGGTACTATCATAGAAGAAAAAAATATAGAAACTTTTAAAGCTTTATAATAAAAATTACTAAAACATGGGTAGAGGTCCGTAGGAAACTATAAGTAGTTCAACGTTCTTACAACAACTCGAATGCCAATGAGAGTGTAGCTTACTTGAATACGAACAACTCAGCTTCGAATACTAACTCGAACATTAGTTCCCGTCTTGCAAACAGAAACGCAGTCAGAACCATATAGGCTATTATGCCTAACGGACCGAGCCTTACTAAACTTTCTGAAATACTGAAAGAAGTAAAAAATCACGTGCGTGCCATCATGCGTTTGGTAGGTTAGTTCTCGAAGAAGGTAGATGGCGAAACTGAAGGAAATATGCGCAGAGAAGGATATATAATAGAGGAAATAATTGACTATTCTAATATGTTAGAAAGTTTCAATTATGTTATGAGAGGTACTAAGAGAAAATCCTCTGCAATTGGAATATACTTAATGGAAAACAAAGAATTAGTAATACAGCAGTTGCAGAAGGAAATAGGTGAAGCTACTTTTAAAATTAGTAGTTATAGAGAGTACAAACTTTATGAATGGGGAAAAGAAAGAATAATACAAGTAATACCGTTAAGAGAAAGAATAGCTTTAAATGCTATAATGAGAGTTGTTGAAAAACATTTAGTGAAGAGATTTATAGCAGATTCAGCTGCTGGTCTTAAAGGTAGAAGGTTACATTATTTATTCTATAGAATGGTTCATGATATCAAAAGTAGCCCTCAAGAAACTAGATACATATATAAGTGTGATATTCGTAAGTTTTATATGAGAATAAATCAAGTAATCATGATGGAGGTTATCAGAAAATACTTCAAGGATAAGAAACTTATAATGTTATTAGATAGATGTGTAACTATGTTACCCAAAGGATTATCTATCGGTTTACGTACTTCACAAGCTCTTGGTAACTTATTATTGAACTATTATGTAGACCACAAATTAAAAGATCAATATGGTGTTAAGTACTACAGAAGATACTGTGACGATGAATTATTTCAAGCTACAACCCCTTAGTAGTTAACACCTATAATAGATATATTAAAGTAGTGCGTATCAAAAGCTGATTTAGATATCAAACCAAACGATCAGTTATATTGCATTAATAATAGAGACATAAACTTTCTAGGATATAGAGTTTATGGTAATGGTAAAATAGCAATTAGAAAAAGGATCAAAAAGAAATTTGCCAAAAAGATTAAAACCATAAAGAGTAAAAAGAGAAAAAGGATTTTGATATCTTCTTTTTATGGATTAGCTAAACACGCTCATTCTGGCAATCTGTTTAAAAAGATTACTGGAGTAAGTATGAAATGGTTTTAGAAACACGGACCAAATGATATGTACAGATATAGAAAGTTAAAGAAGTAAACCATATGAGAAGTTATAGTAATACAAATATTAAGTATATAGAGTGTATAAACAACAAATTGAACAAGTATAGAATTCGTTGGGATATACAGCCAGAATCTAAACAAAATAGTGGAGGGCACTAGGAACAAACAGGAGTATCATTTCTAGAGGCTGAATTTAATCACAAACCATCTTTAGAAGAAATAAAAGATATAGTATTGAAATGGTATAATGATAGAATAGATGCTTAGATTTACTCTGGATTTATATGGAAAAATATGCCAGTGTGGTTGTCTAAAGAAAATCAATTTAACTATAAAGCAGCGTTTGATTTAGCAGTATAGACCAACAGTCAATCACTACCTGTTACATTTAAATTTGGTAGTGAGTATCCAATATATTATACATTTGAAACTATTGATGAATTAACAGATTTTTATTAGAAAGCAATGCAGCATGTAACTACTACACTAGAAGCAGGATGGGCTTTAAAAGATTCATTAGACTGGTCTGTGTATAATATGGATTGAACTAATAAAAAGAGCTATTACATTTCCTGTATATACTTTTACTTATAGTAACATATGTATACAGGAAGCGTTTCCTAAGTAAATGTCAAAGGTATTTTCATATGCTAGTTATGTATAACATATTAGCATTAATCTCAGAAAAAATTAAGTATTGTGTTAAGTAGAAGTGAACAAGTAATGAATCTCGCTAGACGTATATTTGCTAACGGTTACCAATCTATATTAGGTTGGTGCACTGGTATTGCAACTATAATAGCTCCAGCCGTGCCTTTAATAGGTACTGCGTTTCTGTTTATAATATTAGACTTAATCTATGGATATAAAGTATATAAGAAGTTCACTGGTAGTAAAAGTATAGAATCTTGTAAACTATGGAATACCTTAGAAAAACTTATGTTTGCATCAGTAATGATTGCTGGGTTTACTTTATTAGATAAGTTTGTATTTATGACATATGCAGATCTGGTGCTAGCTAAAGTTGCAGCAGGCGCTATATGTTTTGCAGAAATAATATCATTATTAGAATCACGTAAGGCGTTAAAGCCTAACTCAATAATAACAAAATTACTTTCTAAGATAATAAAATCTAAAGCAGAGAAATACCTAGATGTCGATATTTCAGATATAATAGAAGACTAGAAAAATATTAATACTATTACAAATGATACCAGTACTGATAAGCTTAGCAAAAAATAAAATTCTACAAGTTGTCAGTTGGTTTAAAAAGTATTACAAAATAATAGCAGTGATTGTCATTTCGATACTCACTGCTATTTTGTTTTATTAGCATGACTAGCTACAAAAAAAGAATTTAGAAATAGATAGAGTAACTAATAACTACGAATTCTACATGAAACAAACCGCGGAAAGTATTCAATAGAATCAAGTATTGTAGCTTACTTTAAATGAATATAAAGAAACCAAAGATAGCTTAATATAGAAAATAAAAGCTACTTAGAAGAAATTAAAAATCAAAGAGAAGGAGCTATCTCAAGTGCAGATATAGGAGCAAGAAATAGTACATGATACTACAGTAGTAGTCAAATCAAATGACTTTGAAGTGGAAATCAAACCGAATAGTTTAACATCAATTATTATAAGCAGAAAAGATACTCTCCTTAAACATCATCTAGACATTAGAAATTCTCAAACAGTGTTTGTAGGTTAGAAAAAAATATACAAAAGATAGTATAAGAATTGGTTCTAGAGACTCCTTCACTTTGATTTTAAAAAGAAAACTATTTATAAGTACCAAATAGATAACAGTAATAAATTAATCAAAATAGAAAATACTAGAATAGTTGAATTATCAAAATGAACTTTATTAGTAATATAATTAAAATATTCAATATGATGAGAGAAAGACTGAAAATAGAACGTCATGAGGCTATGTACGGTCCACACTTCAATGAAGAATAGGCACTGAAAGCAGTCTCAAAGATGGAAAATGAAGATGGCTCTCGTGGAGAACATTGGAGTTTAGAAGAAGCTACTTCAATCGCCAATCAATACGGAATCAATCTGAAAAGCGAAAAGTTTAATAAGTATGATTGGTACGTCGCTCTCAATATGGTACGTTCAGATTACTATCGTGCAGTAGTAAATATGACAAATGGTGATCACATTAAATATTTTGTAGAACTTACAAAAGCCTGGATAAATGATAAAGACATTGATGAGGGCAAAATGTGGTATTACTATTGCTATGTTATGTGTGACAAACTTCGTAAAGAAAGTAAATCAATGCTCATGTTTGAAGATGATGAAGACGAAGAAGTGGAATACAGATACGCTCGTGGTGGTAGAGGACGTGGCAGAGGTAGAAGTGGAAGAATGCATTATGGTTATAGATTTGAAGATGACGATGATGACGAATACTTCGACCATGAAAGAGAGCGAGAAGAACAAATGATGCGCAAATACGAACCTATTCGTGATATGCGTGAAATAGGATAAATCAATAATTAATGATAACTCTATCGGTCTTACTATAGCTACAGATAAAACAGAAATAGCTAATATGGTTAGATAGAATTACAATGAATTTAAAGCTAAGAAAGAAGCAGCTGCTAAATATGATGAAGAAATGGAAAAGTGCAAAGCTATCTTAGATTAGTTAGATGCTGAAATAGAACCACAAATTACTACACCGTAGATAGATAATAGTAAAGAAATAAACGATATTAAGAATGAGATAACTGATATTAAAAATACTATAGCTGAAGCTAAGAAAATGTTTATGAGTGGATTTCCTAAACCGCCAGCTATGAATTTTCCAGTTCCTCAAAATAAACCATAATACTAAGGTAGACAATTTAGTCTACCTTTTTTATTATGCTTAATTTTAAGAACAGCTATTAGTTATAGCATAGGAATGTACCTACCTTATATTAAAATCACACAGTGAGCCTTAAAATGCGTTTAATCACTATTATAATTATAATTAATACATATTAATATGACATTAAACGAGCTTGTTCAAGATGTATTACTTGAAGCCAGAAATAATCAGATAACTGAAAGTGAAAAGCTAAGTAGACATCAAATTGAAATATGGATAAAATCCTATCGAGCAATGCTTATAAAATAGGATATAGATAAAGGTAGAACAGTAAATCCTTTATATACTTAGACTATTAAAATGCATCTCGATAAAATAGAAGAAGAAACTGGTCATCTAGAATATATAGGAGACAAAGAATTACCTACACTAATAGATTTTAATTTTAGACCTGGAGTAGTATCTGTAAAAGATATGTTTGGTAATCTAATACAGCTAGGGTCTGAAACTAAGATGAAACTACAGAGATACCGAAAGTATACATGCAAAGACTACATAGCATATGTTAAAGGTAATAGAATATATGTAGAAGGTGATGCTAATTAGTTAGAATATATAGAAGTAGAAATAATAGCAGAAGATCCTACAGATTTAAAACTGTGTTATAACCCAGAAACAGATGAGTATCCATTGCCAGCAGCAATGTGGGGTACAATAAAAGATATGATCTTTGCAAAAGACTTCAGAACTATGAGTATGCAACCTTCTGATACTACTAACGATAGTAAAGATGATTTATAGAATGTTTATGACCCTAATGTAAATAGAATAGTAAGAAGATGAACGAACCAAATAAATCAGCAAATAAAACAGCTTCTTACACTATTCCTTCATTCTATAATAATTATTTAAGTAGTATAGAACCAGATACAGTATATGATATACCATACTCTGTTTATAGACAAATAGTAACAGACTACTTTTAGTATATTAGAGACGAACTATTAGAAAATAGTAAAGAAGTAAAGTTACCATATAGACTTGGATCAATATAGATAGTAAAACACAGACCTAAACATTATGATGGTAGAAGTCTTAGAATTGACTATAAGTCTACAAAAGAATTAGGTAAATTAGTATATCTGACTAATGAACACTCAGATTGGTATAAATACAGAATTTACTGGAATAAATAGGATATGATAGTAGCTAATAAAAGTAAGTATTAGCTTACTTTAACTAGAGCCAATAAAAGAAACCTAGCTTAGCTAATAAAAAATAAAATACACGATTACGAAGAAATTTAACTAGCCAATTATAGAATTATGATATATAAAATGGTATCCTCAAAAGCTGTTATAGCGAAAGTAATAGCTGATTTAGGAATGGATGAGGATGATATAAAAATAACAGATATTTAGGAATGGATTGGAGAAGCTGTATCAAAGATAGGTTCTGTAAATTAGCTAGATCACAAAGTGGTTAATATACCACTAAAAGGTTATCAAGCTAAGTTACCCTGTGACTTAGAAAAATTAAATACAGTAGCATTTTCATTCTGTGATTGCGGTGGTTGGCTTCCTATGAGAAAAACAACTAGCGCATTTAGTGTTTATAGCAGGTCTTGTGAATAGTCTTGTTGTAATATGTTAGTACAAGATGAAGCTTTAATACCAATGGTAAAAAATATGTTTAATCTTACTAATGATAGACAAGCTTTAGACAAACTAAATGAAGATGACAATCTAAGATCTACACTTAGCGCTTTACTAAATCAATATACAGTGTGTAGCAGTAATGGTAAAATAATGGGAGTAGCTAATAATACTAATTTTAGTAATTCTCTACAGTATGATATCAAACCTGGTTATATCTTTTGCAATATACCAGAAGGTTGGTTAAAGTTATCATACTATGCTACATATACGGATGAAGAAGGAATGCCAATGATACCTGATAATCCTTCTTACTTTGAAGCCATTTATTGGTACGTTGCTATGAAGTTACTGTATATTGAATATTTTAAAGGAAATAAACCGTAGCATATATACTATGATGCTAAAAGTTCTTGGAACTTCTATAGAAAACAAGCTTATGCTGAATCTCTGATGCCAAATGCAGATGAAATAGAAAGCATAAAGAATACTTGGACTACTCTAGTGCCAGAAGTAATGGAGCATGATACATTTTTTAGTGCTACTGGTGATAGACAACATATATATAATTAGAACTTTAGTAACTTATGGAAATAAATAGTCAAGTAAATACTTTTGAAGCTGGTATGAATCTGGATTCAGACATCAGTATGTTGAGAAATAATCAATATAGATGGGCTGAAAATATTCGCCTACTCACTGACAATGCTGGTACTACTGGAGTTCTATAGAATATAGAAGATGTAAGACAGTATGAAAATGGATTAGGTGCTTCAGAAATAATACTAGGTACAGCAGTCACTAGATGGTACAATAAAGCTAAAGGTATAGTAGAAGAATGCGGTATAGTTATTACTAAAGAATTATACGAAGGAGATTATATTAACAATATCTATGCTGTTACCGATTTTGATAGTATTAAACCAACCTGGAATTTAGTAGTATCAGCAGAAATGGATTTAATTAAAAAGGTAGCTATTGTTAGTAATTACGAAACTGAGAGTGTAAGTAAGATATACATATCTGATGGAGTGTCAGCTATTAAGTGTGTCAACATATCTAAAGAATACGATACTACTAAATCTAATCACATCACTGATAATACTTACTTCGACTTACTACCTAGTTCTACTATAGCTCCGTTTATACTAGAATCTATGACTACTGGTAGTCTACCAGCTGGTATGGTATAGTATTGTTATCAATTGTTTACTACGCATGGTAGTGAGACTGCTACATCGTCATTAAGCGCAATGATACCTATAATATCTGACAATAGTAACAGATCTAAAACAGTGAATGGAGATCCTAAAGATACTATGACAGATAAAGGCTGTCTGTTAAAAGCTACTATGTTTAATGATGGTAGATTTGAAAGAGTAAGAATAATAAGCATTCAATATTTAACTAATAACCAAGTTCCTAGAATATACATAGTAAATGAATGTGATTTACCAGAATCAGAATCTGGTACTGTAACATTTACTTACAACGACAATGGAACTGGCTATATTAGTGAATTAAGTATAGAGGAATTTAATGATTTAGTACCGTTTGAATTCAACGCTAAGAGTATAGCTAAGATGAATAACAGACTATTTGCTTCTAACATATAGGAATTAACTTGGGATGTAGACTATGACGCTAGAGCTTATAGATGTAATAGTAAAGGCATTGTCAAATTGAACTCTAGTATATCTGACAATATTGAGCTTCCGCTTAAACAAATATTAGATCCACTAAACGATGTAATCATTCCTAAATAGCACGACTGTATAAATCCTATGAATAGTCAGACTGTCTATCCCAATGATGTAGATAGTGAATACGCTTATGGTTTTGATGTAGAAACAAATACCGCTGAAGAACCAGAACAGTCAGAAGAACAACCAATAGTAGCTAAAATTAGAGGAGGTAAAGGATTTAATATATCTTATAGATTCATTATTGCAGACCTAATAGAATCAGATGGTTCTACAGTATCAGATGGAGAAAGTAATAAACCATTTATTGGATATAACCTTGAATTGAGTTCTATGCGTAGAACTACAAATAGTATACAATTAAGATGCCCAGAAACTAATTCTATAGTAGCTGTTTCTAATATTAGCACTCCTGGATCTAGAATAAGAAATTATTGTGACCCATTTTATGTTGCTAACTTCTTAGGCTATCAAAGAGATGAAGTATACAGATTTGGTATAGTGTTCTACAATAATAAAAATATTCCTTCTCCAGTACATTGGATAGGAGATATTAGATTTCCGTCAGCTGATATTCCAGGATATGAGCCTTTTACTTTTGGTGGAACTGTAGATGGAAGTGGTAACTATGAATTAGTATCACATCCTCTTGGTATTCAGTTTCAAGTAAGCAATATACCTACAGACGTAACAGCATACGAAATTGTAAGATGCGACCGTACTATATCCGATAGAACAGTAGTAGCTCAGGGTTTATTAAATAGAACAATTAGATATAACGGATGGGCAAATTCTGATGATTATGTTTATAGTAGGCACACATTAGGTCCTATGGATAGAAGACCAGCTATTATGCCTACATTCTCAGCATCTAAAAATACAGCATTTGCGCAAGGATATTATGTTATTCAGGATAATAGAATGGAGCAGCAAAAGAAACAATTACAAAATCCATTTGATACTAACGGAGTGTTTGATTTAGTAAGCCCTGAAATATGTTTCAATAAAGAAAAGTCTGAATAGATAATAACATCTGATGCTAAAATTGTCCCTTTATATTGTGGTATGTGTGCTACCTATTGTAATGATGCGGGCAACGAACACCATAGATGTGGTATACCTTTTACTGGAGTAATAAATATTACTAGTACAGAATATCAAAAGAACCCATTTGGAGGTATAGCTTCAGAAGCAAGCCATGTTGATAATAAACCTGCATTAGAAAATGGTGTACTAGACGGATTTGAATAGAATGGCACTGAAGAAAGCGGAGGTATATGTAAATACTATCAGTTCTTTACTAAAGAATACGCTAACTACTAGAATTCTAATAATAGAATTGCATTTGATATTAATAGTGCTATAAAAACTACTAATATATCACCTTACACAGATTTAGAAGGAGCTAAAGGTTATATAGATTATATAGATAAATACTCTTATGTTAACTGGTCAATAGGATCGTATGAAGCTTGGGGTCCTCATGGTGTTAACATGGTAGTTACTTCTAATAACTTATACGATACATATAATGGAATATCAAGAACCCCATACGGATCTAAATATTCTTATAATGCTGTACTATTTGTTAATATAAAGAAAAGAGCTGCACAATATGGTGGTGATACTTATGCTAATAGACAAAACTCTGTCTATATAAGTACTAATACTTATGTAAAACCTACTTGGGATGACTATAATAATCCTATTTGCTTTGGTGGAGATACTTACTTAGGAGTATTTGATTACTCACATACTTTGTTGTTTACTAAGAATGTATCTACTGATATGAATGGTTATAAGAGATATGTTGGATGTTATATACCGCTGGAATCTAGTGTTAACTTATATTATAGAAATGATACTCACTTCAGCCAAGAAACATTGCCTTCTAGAACAGGAGCTACAGTTGGTTCTGCTAATATATATTATACTACAGAACCTGGAACTCTAAATACTATATCTGCGCAGAGTGTACCCATGTATGCATATAATGCAGCATATTCTAGTTCTAGTACTAGTAAAAGCTATATACAAAAGTCTATGTATGCAGAAGATGATGTTAAAAGTTCTAATAGAATAACATGTTCTGAATTAAAGACTAATAATGAACAAACTGATAGTTGGACTAAATTCAAGTTTGCTAATTACTTAGATGTAGATAGTTCTTATGGACCGATAACTAATCTTAAAGTGTTTAAAAACAGGTTATATTACTTCTAGGATAGTGCTGTAGGAATAGCATCAGTAAATGATAGATCTTTGATAACTGACAACAATGCTGGAGCATTAGTATTAGGTACAGGTGGTATACTTACTAGGTTCGACTACTTAGTTACACTAAATGGGGATAGTATAGTAAATGATAAGAGTATTACTAATTCTGAGACTACTATATACTGGTACGATCTTGATAAGAATGTGTTATGTTCATTAGGTAACGGATTTAATGAATTGTCTAAAGTTAAATTCGTTTAGACTTACCTTAATCGTTTACCAGATAAAGCTAGAACTAATCCAGTATCATTCTATGATAAAAAGTACAACGAAGTTTGGTTCAGAGTATACGATAGATCTCTCATATTCAATGAACAATTAGGGGTATTTACATCATTCTATACTCATAATCCAAATTGGTTCTTCCCATTTTCTACTAGACTTGTCACTATAAAGAATAACAACTGTTATTACTTACATAATATGTATGATGTAAATAGTGAAGTAAAAGAAGAAAGGGTTTCTTATATCAGATTTGTAGTTAATAAAGATATGGCTCAGACTAAGGTATTTGATAACCAATGGATGTACGCAGATCTTACAGACCCAACTAATTAGGATCAAACTAAGATATTAAAGAACATATATTTCACTACTAAAACTTAGGAAACAGAACCAATTAATTGGGAAAATATAGATCATAGAGAGGACAATTATAGATTTCCAATCGGTAGAGAAAAATAGAATGACCCATATCAATAGGAATAGACTAACATGTCTTACGCTGGTAGAATGAGAGGAAAATATTTGATATGTAATTATACATTCGATTGCAATAATAACAAAGAGTTTAAGCTTCCTTATGTGAAGACAACTTATAGATATTCTATGCTATAATATGAAAAAGAAAATAAACATACCTAAATATGCATACGGAGTAGATTAGATTACTGATGCAATAGGTGCAGGATTAAATATGATAGGTAATGCCACATAGGGAAATTAGGTTACAGCTGGTGGTATATTAAGTGGAGTAGCAGGTGGAGCTATGGCGGGTGCTAAGTTTGGAGTACCTGGAGCTATTATAGGAGGAGGATTAGGTTTAATAACATCTTCTATGGGAACTAGTGGAGATGTAAATGAACAAACAGGTGAAGTTACTAATCCATCTGGTATAGCTGGTTTATTTGGTCATAGTAAGAGATACTTACAGAATAGAGGAGCTAAGATAAAAAACGGTATACAAGCTAGATCCAATGCAGAACAAATAGCTTCTGATTACTATATGAATAATGGTTATAATAATTTATCACTATCTAAAGGTGGTGTTGTTCCATCTACTATGGCTTACTTAGATGATGGAGAATTAATTAGAACTCCAGATGGTACAATAGGCTCAATACCAGAGGAAGGTAAACCAACTGATTCTAATTTACTTAATGTACCAGTAGGAACTCAGGTACTAAGTGACAAGTTAAAAGTTCCAGGAACTAAAAAGACATTTGCTGAAATGGGAAAGAAATTAATGAGAAAAGCAAAAGAAGGTGGTGATATTTATGCTCAGAATAGTAAGAGATTAAATGAGCTTAATAATCAACTGGCTTATCAAGAACTATTAGAATTGCAAGAGTCAGTAAAAAACAAAGCTTCTAATAAAGCTAACAAGTATAGTAAAGGTACAGATAGTAATGGCATTTCACCTAGAATTAAACCTTACAAATATAATACTAATATGAGTAAATTTCCATATTGGGACAGTACTACAAACAATTATAAACCTGAATATCTTAACTGGGTTAATAATATTACAGATCAGGATATAAAGGATATTTATAGTGGTAAATACGGTGATATGTCTACTTATTTAGGTAAAAATAAAGGAGTAATACCTACTGTACAAGAGGCTAAGGCTTTAATGACAGATAGGAAATATGGTGATTGGCACAAAATAGGATAGACCTTTGCTACAGCTAAAAATAGAGAATCACAGAGAATGCCTATTAAAACTGGATTTAGTAGAACACCTATTACAGTGAATGCACCAATAGGTAATGTAGATTCTTCTAATGAAAGAGGATCTTATTTTAATTATACTGGCAATCCTGGTAAAATAAATGTTAATAGAAAATTAACTCCATCTAGTGTAGGAGAATAGAATGCAGTGTCTCCTACTAATTTAGAAGGGTTAATGAGCAACCTCGCTGCTTTAGCTGGTCCTATAGGTAATATATCAGTAGGTAGACCAGAACAAGTGGATACTTATACATATGATCCAGTTTATGGTCCTACCGAATATAACATAGATCCTTTACTTAATTAGATTGCTTCTAGTGATGCTATAGCAAGATACAACATGGCTAATGTAAATCCAAATACAGGAGCTAACATGGCGTTTGGTATACAATCAGCAGTAAATAGAAACAATGCAATAGCTAACGCATACTCTCAAAAGAATAATGCTGAAAATCAAATGGCATTTAATAACGCATAGATAGCAAATCAATGGGGACAACAGTATGCTAATGCAAGACATATAGCAGCTAATGAATAGGCTTAGAATGATGCTACAGCTAGAAATATACGTAGACAAGGTTATGGTGATTTATCTACAAGATTGCAAGCTATCAGTAGAGACAAGCGTTTAATGAACAGAGATTAGGCAATGTTAGAAGCTATGTTGCCGTATTTAGAATATGGTATGACGTCCAAACAATTAAAAGAATTACACAGTAGATTAAGTTATGGCAGTTAATAGATTTGATAAACCAATAGAAAGTGAGTATATTAGTCAGTATACTCCAATTCCTTTTGAATAGCTATATGCTATAGGTAAGGCAAATAACGAAAGAGTAGATAAAACTTACAACGATTTAGCAAATCAATTTAGTAAATGGGGTGAGTTTAGATCCCCATCAGCAGTAGATACAAAAAGATTTTATGACTATACTATTGGAGCTGCACAAGATCTAGTAAATCAATTAGCTGCAAATCCAGATATGATAAAAACAGCCGAAGGTCGTTCGATGATACAATCTTTTATAAACTCTAGACCATACAATGAGCTTAGTTAGTTGCAACAAAGTCGCGAAGGACTACTTTAGAGATAGGCTGTTAACTAGAAACTTATGCTAGCTGGTAAATATAATCCGTTGTGGCACGATGTAGATTTTACTAATTACGATACAGTAAATAGTGGCATATACAATGATATTGCTCCACTAGCTTATAAATCTGAAAGAGAATTAGTAGAACCTTTCGTTAATAATCTGAAACCTGGATTTATTAAGCAAGACGGTATGTATGATTGGAGAGGTGTATCTACTGATAGAACAGATGCAGAGTTGGCTAAGAATCTATCTTCTATATATAATACTCCAGAAGCACAAAAACATTTAGAAATTCTTCAAAAACAAGGATTAAGTAAATAGGAAGCTGAAGAACAATTCGCTAGATCTTTATTTACAGCTGGTAGAGAGTTTGCTTACCAAGATAGAGAATTAAATCCGTTAGCTAAATTAGATTATGCCGCTTCTCTTAAAAATAGATATTAGCAACCTACTTCTAGACCTATGAGATTAACAGAGTCAATTGCTACTACAGGAAGTTAGGTATTCAATGTAGGCACTAGAGATTACGTTAGAGAAAAATACTCTGAACAAGTTAATCAGATATATGATAAATATCAAAAAGCTTTAGAAAGCGGAGATAAACTAGCATCTAACATGTATGAAACTCAATTAACTAAAATTAGAGAGGAAGCCAGAAGTTATACCCCACAAAAACTATTTAAAGATATATTTTCATAGTATATGGTTGATAATAAACTTACTAACATATCTTTGGCTAATGCTACTAATGAGATATTAAATAGGTTATCAACTCCGTTGAAAAACAGTAAAGTAAATGATTTACTGCAAGAAACTATACCTGGAGTATCTTCGGATAAAGTAGATACTGATTTTGGTAAGAGAAGAGTAATAACTAATGGTATGGGGTTAGACTTGGCTACAGACGTTTTTACAGAGATTGCTGGTTTAAAACATGTTAGTGATAGTAAAGATAAATTCCGTCAGGCTTTGAAAAACGGTAGAGTAAATGATATGATCGTATTACAAGGTGGTAATTTTATTACTTTACCTAGTAAAAACGGAGACAAAATATCTCCAAATAGCAGTCAGATAGTTACTGTAGCTATACCTCAAAGTTAGTTAGATAAGTTAGGTATTACGGATAAAGATATGATAATATCTGGTGCTAAAAGAATATATAACAATAAAGGTAAATCTACATATTCCAGGGAAGTAGAAAAAGGAGGTAAAAAGGTACAACCTACTGGTAGATATTTTAATGAGGATGATGGATATCATGATATATATGAATACGAAGGTAAACATACCTCTACAATGAGTAATGAGAGAATGTATTGGCAAATAGATTTGTTAAATAAAATACCAGATCCTGACGGTTAGTTAAATGCAGAATATTTAGATCAACAAGCTTGGAGTTTATCTATGTCAGATGCAGCTAGAGGAGAGCTATTTTCATCTACGCAAAGGGATGCGTATGGTGTAGGTTATTCCGCTGGCGAAGATGATGAAGATGAAGATGATAAATAAAAATATAAAGTATGGCTAAGAAAAATAAATTTGATTTGAATTCTCCTTCACTGGGACAAAACCTAGTGAAGGAGAATATGTCTCAGTATGCTAGTATGATAGATTTAGATAATCTACCAGAAAAATATAATATTAATAAACTAACTACTGAAATTGAAGAGCCTGTAGTAGAATGGTCTCCTGAAAATGCTGTTAAACACGACGGGGAAGTAATGTACGAATTAGGTAAGGGTCTAGTTAGTTTTTTAGACAATACTAAAAATTTAGTAAATTATATTGGAAAGGAAAGACTAAGCGTAGGTTTAAGCAAGTTGCAAGATAATCTAATGGAGACTGAGGCTAGATGGCTTCCAGAAATAGAATAGGCTCAGGCTTATTTGAACGCTAAACAAATAGTAGATTCTATACCTCAAGCTGCTACGTTGAATGATGAGCAAAGGCAAGCTGTTCAAATTGTTAATGAGTTAGAGCCAAAGATAAAAGAAAGCGCCAAAACAAATCCATATATACGTGATATATTCTACGATACTAACAATAGAGGTTTGCATGGTAATATGTTGATTAATGTAAAAGCTGCTTTAAATGATTTTACTGACAAAAACATATTCAACGTAAACCCTTTTGATAATATAGCTACAGCACTATAGGATAATGCTTTAAATGAAGATGATACTCAATTCTTATGGGATGCTAAACAACAGCAAATAGATGACAAATAGAGGCAAGAATTGTTATCTTAGGCTTTAAATAATGCTAAGAATGAGTATGGAGATAAAACTGATGATATTTTAAAAAGACAAAACACCTTAAAAAAAGGTGGATGGTTATATGATCCTGCTTCCTTGTCAAAAGAGTTTGAGGATAAAGTAAATACCTCTGAATTATCAATAACAGATCCAAAATCTTGGTTTTATAACTTGGGGCACATAGGTAGTTCTTTGTCTGAAATTGAGTTAATGTTTTTACAAACTGGAGCATCTGTACTAGCTAATAAATCTGCTAGAAGTTTAGCTGTTAAAAGTGCTTTAACTAAAACTCCATATGTTGGTCATATAGCTACAGCTATAGCTCTAGGTGAGCAGGCATTTAACTTATGGATGGCTAAACATTATAGACAGTCTGAAACTGCTAGCGAAGTTTTTGATAACTATCAGCAACGAATACTAACCAGTGCAATCGAAGGTAAATCAGACTTAGACCGTGTATATCAACAATGGATTCCACAATTAGAAAAATTAGGATATGAAGTAGATAACATGGATGATTAGGAAATACTACAAGCTGGTTTAGCACAAGGTTTATCTACAGATCAATAGGATTTTGAAGCGATACGCTCTGACGCATTTAATGGCTTATAGGAAGTAAGAGATGTAAATAATGCTCTAAGTTATGTCGATTACTTAGAAACAATGCCTTTCTCTTATGGTGGTAAAATATTGTGGAATAACGCAAGTAAATAGTTAGCTAAACGAAAAGGAATACAGAGACCTCTTGAAGAAGTACCAGGAGTATTTGAACAACTAGGATTAGATAAAGTGGCATCCAAAACTATTGCTAAAGCTTTAACAAAAACATCTGGAAATATTGGTAAAAATATAACTAGAAAACACTTATTGGAAAACATAGGAAGTTTTGCTAAGGCTAATGGTATTACTATGTTATCTGAAAGAACAGAAGAAGGTATACAGAGTGTAGTTGGTTCTAGATATCAGAGAGGAGAGTATGATAAGCTTGGAGAAAAAGGTATTGGTCCTGTAAGAGCAGCTGCTGAAGCTGGATTATTAGGTTTAGAAGCCAATTTAGCATACTTTGGATTATCCAATGATAACTACTTAAATACTGACGAAGAACTCAGAAAAGCCATGGATATTGGTGGTTTTATAGGATTTATAATGCCAATAGCTGGTAACGCTGTGAAAATTAAGGATATAGCTAATCAATATGCTTCTGATAAGAATATGAATATGCTTGTAGCTAAAGGATACGATAATGCAGAGAAAGATAATAAAATGGATGTATTCTTGGATGCTACAAATTCTGGTAAAGGTTTGAAGTACGTTACTGATTACTTAGAATCAATGAAATCATTTAAACAGAGCGGAGTAACTGATTAGATGATCGAAGAAGATAAATAGCTAGCTACTAAAATTTGGTCAGAGTATCATAACAAATCGTTGAATGATAATCTGAAAAACTTAGGCATAGATAGGGGTAGTGATGATCATAAAAGAATAATAAAGAACTATGTACATATTAGCGAAAGATTAAAAGAAGCGGAAAGTGATTTCGATTATATATCCAAGGAACTAGAAAAGTTAGTTGATGCTGGATAGAATAATCTTGATGAAATATTCTTACAAAAGGCTAAGGAATCATATGACGCTACGTTTAAAGATCAGCAAGATGATAGTAAAAAACCCACTATAGAAGAATACAGTAAAGTACTATACAATATATCTTTTTTAAAATTGCAAAGACAAGCTTTGTCAGAATTAAAAGAAGATATTAAAAATAGAAAAAAACAACTGTCTGAAGTAGCTTCAGATACTGGTCTTCGTGTAAATATTTCTGGAGTAAAAGCTATCGACAAAGAGATAGATAATTTGTCACAACAAGTAAATGACCGAATAAATTCTTTATCAAAAACTCTCGGAATAAATGACATCAACTTAGTTCAAGATCCTATTAATAGTGATGAAATAAAGCAATATTTTACAGCTTACGCTATGAATAAGGCTGTACGTGATAATATTGAAAAACAAGTATTGCCATACATAACAGGTAGATTAAGCTATGAAAATGCTGTCGATATACTTGAAGATACTAAGTTATTAAAAGAGATGGAAGATTTAGTACAAACAGACAAGCATAAAATGGCTATGGCTAATGCTCTGTTTGTTCAGCATATGAATAGAACTAAATCTTAGGAAAAGATAGCAACTAAAGAAAAAGAAGAAGAAGGCGAAGTACTACCAGAACCAGAGCAGTCTAGTACTTATACTGAACCAGCATAGCAACAAGTCTCTCAACAAGAACAAGCTAAAGAACCAGTTCGCGAATCCCCTGTATTAGAAGGTGTAAAACCAGAAACTCCAGTTCAAGAAGGTATTGTAGATCCAGAGCCACAAGTTGGAGCATTATCTACAGCAGATGAAATATTAAAAGCTGAAGAAGAAGCAGAAGCGTAGAGAAAAGGTAAACAATTAATAATTGAACCAGGCTCAGATGATGTAGCAATAGTAGATCCTACATTGGAAGAATAGACGCAGTCTGGAATACAGGAAGAAGATGAGATACGTAATATTCAAGCTTCTACAGAAACTGTTATAGAATAGCAGTCAGACTTAGGTTCTGTACAGATTGGCACACCTAGTCCAGCTGAATTAGAAGCTGAAGATGTTAATAATAGAACAGCACAATCTACTGAAGATGAGCCTAAAGTAGAACAACCAGTTTAGGACAATACTCCGCTAGAGGATAATGTAGTAGAAAAATCTACTGAGAAACAGGCACAAGTAATTAAGGACGAAAGTAACCCCGTTCCTCCTACTTCGGATTAGGTTGAAGAGTCTAAACAAGAACCAGAACAAACTCCTATTACTATAGTAGATGGTGGAGTGTATGTAAATGGAACTACTTTTGTGTCAGATGATATTCTGTAGACTGAATACTTATTATCTAATGAAGATATAGAAATAGAGACTTATGGAGAAACCGCTTTTGCTAATAAGCATCCAGAAAAAGTAGTAAATAATACTGATGCTTTAACTAATAGAAAGACACAGAAAGTAAAACATATATCCAATACCTTCTTTTTCCAGCCTAATGCCACAGAACCGATGAATGTTACAGTAAACGGTAAACCTGTAGTTTTTACTAATATCAAAGGAGAGAAATTAGATGTATTACCTGGTTCTGTATTAGCCAGTAGATTAATTAAGAACGGATGGTTAGATACTACCAATCAGTATTTTATTGTTACTAACCATAAGTATGGAGACGGAGATGTTTATAAACAGGCTATTCATTTAGTTATAGAGGACACTGACGGAGTAATGATAGCATCATTAAGAACTCCTGATTACGTAGATAAAGAAATTGCTAGTGGAAATTATGATCAAGAATAGATAAAAATGCTCCAACAGCAGAAGGAGCAGCTTATCTCATTGCGTCAAAAGATAGTAAACTCTTATTTAGGATCTAATAAAGTTATTCCCACTAACATAATTAAAACAGTTAAGCCTGCTGGCTTAAGAATAAGCAACGGAGAGTTTAATAATCAAAAAACTGCTGACGAAGCTCCACTTAGAAGGAAATTAACAGAAGTTTCTGATTTAAATCTACCTACTGATGATGTTATAGCATTAGATGAAGCTATTAGTAATGGGGAACTGGAGATAGGATACGGAACTGGTTCAGTTGAAGAATTTGTGTCAGAACCGTTTGTTATACGTAAACTGGGATCAGATACTGAATTGGTAGATAGTAAAGGTAAAGGTAGATCTGGTGCATTATATCTAATACCTAAGAAAGAACAAACTCCTAATGGTACAATTGCTCCGATTCAATTATCTATAGCAAAATTAGATACAGGTATATATGGAGAAGATATTGAATTAGGTTCTGGTAATAAAGTAAATTCAGTAGCTGAACTTGCATATAAACTGTTAGTTGGTGAAATAAAACTTGCTGGAGCAGAATAGGATGTATTAGATATAATAGTTAGAAATGGTTCTAAAACTCTTATAAGTAAAGAAGTAGGTGAAAAATACCCATTCTTACTGGATAAGATGTTATATTATAACGAAACAGATCCTAATAGACCTCATTTACAATATGCAGTCAAGAATTCAAATGGTACATATAGTAGAGTAGAACTCAATCCTAACAAAGTATCAGAGCAAGTTAAGAAAAACGCTATAAGAAAGATAGCTAAAGACATGCACTGGAATACTGAGAAATATGCGTTACTCGAACCAATACCTTCAAGAATTGTGAATTTGGGTAAATCTTATTTCAAATAGTTCCCCAATGAGAAAGTGTATAAGATAGCTGGGCTAAAAGATTTATCTTTTACTAGAGAGGATCTAGGAATTGGTACTGAGCATGGTCCTGTATCGTTGTTAGCTTGGATGATTAATACTGGTAAGATTCAAACAGACTTGGGAGATACTATATTTAAAGCTCCTTTTATATATGCTGATGGGGTTGCTGTGCCTTAGATAACAGAAAGTGTTTCACAACAACCAAAAGTGGACAGCAAACCTAATAATATTTAGAAACGCGATGCTGAAATAAAAGAAGATAAAGAATTACAATAGAAAGAAGTAACCGATAAGTCTACTATACAGTATGTTTCTACTGAGGAAAACTGGTCAGAAGAACAAATTAGAGATTGGATGAAAGCCAACTCTCCCCAATACAAGTATAAAGTAGGTAAATGGTAGGTAATTAGAAAAGATGGACAGCTTAAAGCTGCTATGAAAGTGGCTAAAAGAGGTCTTGCTTCGCAATTTAAAGGTGAAGGTAAGTTCAATGAAACCTAGGCAAGAAAATGGTTACATGACACACTAGGGCTAGATGAATCTGATGTGATAGTTTCTGAAGCAGTGTTCAGAATGGCTGGAGCTCCTGAAGTGTATGGTGCTGTTAAAACATGCATGGATAGATTAAGTGGAGATTATATAGCTAGAATATTCTTATCAGAACAAGCTGGTTAGGGAATAGAGTATCACGAAGCATTCCACTATGTTAGTAATTTGTTATTGAATAATAAAGTAAGAGAAAATGTTTATAGTGACTATGTAAGTCTTCATCCCGAATTTGAAAATGCAACTAAGAGAGAAATAGAAGAAGCTCTTGCCGAAGAATTTAAAGAGTACATGCTCAATGAAAATAGACCATTTCTAAAATCTTTAAAATATAGAATCAAAAAAGCCTTCAGTGCTATTAAATACATGCTTGGAATAACTAGAAATGGTAATTTAGTAAGAACATTGTTTAAACAAATACGAAAAGGGGAATTTAAACAATATAAACCATCTGAATCTTTAATGAAAGAATTCAATGATAAATTTGGGGGATTTCTAAGTTACTATATTCCTGGAGTATCTGAAGACCAGTTAAAAAAAATAGCTTCTATAGGTGATGCCTCTACTTTCTATGCTGTGGTAGATTCTCTTAACGCTACAGTTATGGATACATTTAACATTAGTAAGATAGAAGATTTACAAGACTTACCTCAAAAGATTGATGATATATTTGAGGATATTCTTGCTACTAATCTAGAAATGGGTATGTATCCAGAAGAAACCGAGCAATTAATCAGAGATGTAATCAGTAACAAAGAAGTATTTAAAAAGTAGATTGATGATTATTTAAGAAACTTCAGTATTATAAAAAAGAATGATCCAGAAGCTTAGCAGGATGAGCAAAATGATATAGATACAGGTAAACCAGATAACACTTGGGATAAGGAAAGTTACACAATAAGTAAGAAAGCTAATGTAGCATTTAAAGCTAAATTACTATTGTACTCCATACCGAAAACAAGATACGAATTTGATCCAGAAACTGGAGAAAAGGTATTAGTAGAGGTAGAAGACGACTTACTTATGACTACAAGATCTGAAGATTTTAATGTGGTATGGAATAAGGTACTTGAAAATCTTTGGAATGTAGAAAGTTACTTAGATATAGTAGATGAATGCTACAATCTTGGTAAGACTGACCCATTCTTTATGACTTTATATAATAAGTTAACATCCAAAGATGACCCAATAGATGAGGTTACTAAAACATAGTTACTTAATACAGTTAAAAGTGCTAAAAATAGTTTAGTAGCTATTGTAGTAGAAAAAAGAGTGTTGAGTAAAACAGAAACTATGGGTTCTGATGAGCAAATTCAATATGTTACTGAGCAAATAGCTAAAGAACTTAATTGGAGAATATAGGATTCAGATGTATATCGAAAGACTAGTCGTTTACCAAAACAATGGTCTAACGCATTCTTTATGTCCGATTTGATAGATGTTAACTCAGATGGTACTAGAACTATTAACAGTAGTAAATTTTTAAGTGCTATATGGAGTAAAAAAACTAAGTTAGATTCCCTATTAAATAAAGCTGAATTGTCTAAAGAACAGTATACACAAGCTAGAGAACTGTTTATAGATATATGTAACAATTTATCTATAAATATGGACGACCTATCATTAGATTATTTGTTGAGCAATAATAGTAAAGAACCTGATTATAAGTCATTAAAACAATTCTGGCATGGTACTACTCCTAGTACATCTTTTGTTAAGAGTATACTTAATAATATTAATACAGCATCACAAAATGGAAGTAGTTCTATAGCTACTCGTGGTGGTAGTACTGCTAGATCATTTGACCGTATATTTACTACTAGAAACCCTAAAGCTCAAATAAATCAAATGGCTATAGCTTGGGGTAGAACTCACCCATCGCCAGAAGAATTTAGTGTTACTGGAGCAGGTGGTAACTTAGTCTATCCTATTACAGAGAATAACTATATGTCTGACCAAATAAGATGGCTAAAGAAAGATATTAATGGTAAAAGAGACCTTCTTAGTAAGAACCCATATTCTGCTAACTCTTTATTACTAGCTACTTTAAATAGTAAACCTAGCGTTATAAAACTTAGTACCTATCTGAACTTAGAAGAAAATCTATAGAATACTAATAGAGACTACTTCGGTATATCTCCTATAGAAGATTATATATCTAAAATGACTTTTGGATTTAACAATCATCTGTTTTGTCCTACAATGTCAGATAAGAAAACTTGGCATACTATTAGTGGAATATAGATGGTTAAGGACTTCTTACCTTCCACAGTATTTTCAGAGTATGAATATGACAAAGATACTTAGGAACTTATCGGAGCTAAATACACCAAAACAGAAAGAAGATTTTCCGATAGAACTATTGGTATTTTTAAAGGATATCTTAGAGATGAATATAATGCAATATAGAAATATTTTGCTACTAAAAAACAGGTAATAGATAATCCCAATTTGCAAGTAGGTAACTACTATGGAACTAAAAAGGGTAACTACGCTGACGGTAACGGAGGTAGATTTAGATATTTCAATGTATTAACTATAGACGGAGTTAAATATAATCTAAATGAGCAACTAGCTAAAGCTGAGTATGCTAATGATGAAGTAGCCATTCAAAACTTATTAGATGTTATTAAGCAAGCGTTAGATAAAGATACTAGTATAAACGATGCTATTAACACCATGCTTGTAGAATATGCTAATGATGAAGTATAGAAAGCTATAGAATTAGGTATAATATCTAAGAAATTAGAAAATAAATATATTCCAGATAATATACTTCACACTCCACAATCTGTAAAAGATAGTAAATCTAAGAAAAATAAAAAAACTAAGGAAGAGGATGAGTTTGTTGTAGATGAAAGTTTTGAAACTAAGTTCTCTGATATAGATAGTCAAGATAAAGAAAGCGATTTAGTATATTCAGTAATAGCTTCACACGCTATAAATAGTGCTATATCAACTATTGAGATAGAGAAATGTTTTACTGGAGATCCAGCTTTATATAAATGGCAAAAAGAACTGGTAATATATAAACCAAATGATGCGTCATTTGAGCCTGTAATATCTAATGAAAGATCTCTTAAAGAATGGGTATCTAAGCGTTAGGATAATAACGAATTGGACGGAAATCCCTCTGAATACTCTGCTTACTATATGATTACAGGTAGAGATGTTGATAAAATCAAGCGTCTATCTTCAGTATTATCTACTGGTACTAATCTTAGAACAAAGTTTGGTAAGACTAAGGATGAAGAAAATAGAACCAATTCAAAATTTCAAGTATTACAATTAAAAGATAATGAAATAGGTTCTACTGTATATGACACTTTATATCAGATGTTTAGAACATCTCTTATAAAAGACATGTATTAGAAAGAATTTAATCTCACAGATTAGCAAGCATTAAACGGGGTTAAACCAGAATCTATTGACGCTACTTTGGGTAGACTTAAAAAGAAAAATCCCAAAGCAATAGAATTTATTGAAAAACAAGCTAAAGCTAGTGCAAAACCATATTCAGATGGAGAGATAAATCAAGCGGATGCTGCTGTATATATTAGACCAGAGTTCTATAAGAAAATGATGATTGCTCTTGGTGAGTGGAGTGATGAAATAGCTGAAGCATATAGGATTATGGAAGAGTCTGATGATTGGTTATCAGATGTAGATTTATACAACAAAGCCATAAAAGCAATTACGCAACCTCTTAAGATGGTATACTTTGGTGATCATTTTGATGAAACGTTAGGTATGAACGTTAATACATTTGATAAAATGGCTCTCTTCCCATTGTTTAAGTCGTTTGCTAAAGCCGATAACAAGTATCTATATGACCGTATGAATGATGAAAGCAAGGGAGTAATAGATATGGTAGCTTTCGAATCAGCTATTAAAGTAGGTGGTAGACAGAAACTGTCATACTATAAAGATGGTAAAGCTAATTTAAGTGAGCTTGATAAACCTAGTGATATAGATGGTAGAAACGGAAATGGTTTGGCTACTTATACTCAAGATCTTAATCAAATCAGATTACAGTTAAATACTGACCCTCATGAACATTTAGAAAGAGCTTTTGGTACTCAAGCTATTAAGATTGGTTTTGCAAACGTTGTAGATACACGTAATTATGGAGCAAATAAAGGGCTGGCAGTAAAAGGGGCAGATATTAAGCGTAATATTATGGACGCTATTAATTCTCTATCAAAAATAGGATAGAATGAAATAAGAAGAGAGTTCTTTACTAAAGGTCACGTCGATAATAGAAAAATAGTTAATTATTTATAGAGGCAAGCTACTAATTCTGGTATGTCTGCTGAAATAGTTGCTAACTTAACTGTAGATGATAATGGAGATATCTTAATTCCAATTGAGGCTCAAAGTATTAGAGACTGGATTCAAACTAAGATAACATCCTTTGTAAACAAAGCAGTAGTAGATGTTAATACTCCTGGTGGTTCTGCTATTCAGATGTCTTCTTTCGCATATGAAGCAGTTGGTAGAAATGTGAAAACAGATGAAGGTTTGGCTACAGCTTTTAATGAAGGCAAGAAACTTAAATTCTTAGCTAAAGAAGGTCATATGTAGGTAATACTTAGTGAAAACTTCTTTAGAGATATATTGCCCAAAGAGCTCAAAGATGCTAGTTATAGTACTAAACGAAAATGGTTAATTGATAATAACATCATAGGGGACTCTTCTAAACCATATGGTATAGGTTATCGTATTCCTACCCAAGGTCTATCCTCAATGTTTGCATTCTAGGTAGCAGATATTATGCCATAGACTATTGGAGATACTATAATTGTACCAGAAGAGTTTACAGCAATGACTGGTTCTGATTTTGACGTAGATAAGTTATATTTAGCAACATATGCTTATAAAGATGGAGTTAGAGTAGATTCAGAAGAAGATAGTAAAGAAGGAAATATAAATAAACTATTGGATAATTATTCACTAGTATTAACTGACTTTACTAATATTGCTGAGACTCGTGCTTCTATTGATACACTTACTAAAATTCTACAAAAGGAAGTATTACCTATTGTTAAGCCTAGCAATAAAACAGAGGTAAAACCAATGTATGAACTTGCTCCTTCATTTCAATTATCAAGAAAGACTGAATATACTGGAGGTAAAGCTGGTATTGCTCCATTTGCTTTGAATTCAACTAATCACGCTCTTACACAATTTACCCATTTGTGCATTAATTATTCTAATTCAAATAGATATAATCTAGGAGCTTTAGATGAGGTAACAGGGGAAGATAATCAACGCATTATGGACTGGTTGTCCGCTATGATTAATGCTCATGTAGACGTTGCTAAAGACCCGTACATTATGACACTTAATGTTAATGCTATTACTTATAATATGACTTCTCTATTATTACGAGGAGGTAAAGGTGAGAGCACATTCTACTTCTTAGCGCAGCCTGCTTTACGTAGATTTACTAAAGAGATGTTAGAAAGTAAAGGTATTATTGGTGCAGAAACAGGAGTAACTGAAAAAGACAAACTTAAGCAGATAGCGAAAGATTGTATGGAATATTTAAGAGACGCCCTTATAAATATGCCAAGTAGTAGTGAGGATAAAGCTACATACACTCAATATTACAATGGATTAGCTGGCGAGTACGGGTTATCTCAAATACCTGGATACGATAGTGTAGAAGTTGATTATAGTTAGGTATTTAACAAAGAAGCAGCTTCTAAGTCATTAAAAGACCCTTATTCTGCGCACGGTTTATATCAACAAGTAATATCAATAAGAGCTTATCAAGATTTATCTCAGGATACAGAGGTGTTATCTAACTTAGTTCAATTATCTTAGATTGATACTAAGAAGTTCGGAAATACATTGCCTTTGCAATTGAACTTTAAAAGAAGACTTGATAGATATATTGATAATTATTAGGCTAGATTTTATATTAAAAATAGAGATGATATAGAAAAGCCTATAAATTATTATTTATCTTCTACCTTCTTAAAAAGAAAATTAGACTCTGCTATTAATACTCCTAGAATATTATTAAGTAATCAAGTAATTGAAGCTACTAAAGGATATAAGAAAATATTTAATGCAGCATGTGATTTCTTTATAGGTAATTCTTCAGATGGTCAGTTAGTAACCGATTTGTCTAAAATTATTACTACTATGTTGAGAACTAAAGCTGTAGTTAATAACTTACCTGATTTCAAAATCAGTGATTCTGAGTTCTTAAGTATGTTAAAAGGTCCTAATAGTATGGCTAAATAGTTAACTAAAATTAAAAATGAGTTGCGAAAACGTAATGATTTGCCAGCTATTTCGTTCAATGGAGTCATAAAGAATGAGATACTAAACTACTTACAAGAATATGCTTCAGATGGTTCTTTACAAGAATATGATAGAATAGTAACATCAGATAATGCTCTTACTAATACCTCTACTTATGAAAACAGATTATTATCTTCTTACTAGGATTTGTTAGAATGTGAAGATAGTAGTATAAGAGAGTTCGCTGATAAATTAGGTTTATATGCTTACCTTACTAGTTTTGATAATAGAGGAGTAGATTCGTTCTTTGATGTTATAACTACTGCTTGGAAGAAATCAAAAGGATATCCAGATGCTATTAAAGCTGCAATAAATATTATGAATGATGATGCCTTACAAGGTATGCACTTCTTTGGATTTGACGCTGAAAGAATACAAAATGGTAATTATTCTTAGATATTTACAGAGATTGCTAGAAATGCTAGTAGAAATGAGAAGTTAGTACCAACTTATGAACTTAATCAATACGATAGAAAATTGAATTTAGTACAGTTCCGAGATGGAAGCAGACCATTACCTGCTACATTTATTAGTTCTACTAACAAACCTTTTGTTAAAGTGTTAATTAGAGTTACTAATCCAAATGACTTTATAATATATCAAAAAGTTGCAAGCATATATCAAGTAGATGCTAATGGAGATGAAATCAAGAATACTAGAAAATCTGTGTATAAAGCTGTACCAGCTTTAGGAGTAAAAGATGATAAAAAAGTATACTATGAGTATAATAAAATGGCTGATGAGCAATCAGCGTTTCCATAGAATGCATTTCCTAAAGAAGCTATTATCAGTAGTGCTAAATTGGAAAGTAAGGTAAGAGAAACGTTTAAAGCACAAGTTGATAAAAATAAGAGTATACTCATGTATGAATCTACAGATGCCATATATGTAAAAACGGCTGAAAGAGTAGAGCAAGTTAACGGTTTTGAAGAACCAGAAAAGAGTACATATGGATCTGATATGGAATCTGCAAATGAAGTTTATAATACAGATGAGTCTCAATCTACTAATATTACAGTTGGCGAAGAGGAATCAGTACCTACAACAATTATAGGAGAGACAGAATCTCCTACGTTATAGGATATGTATTATGACACACAAGACCCTACTCAAACTATAATTAGTGATGATGTGTTATAGTTCTCAGATGAGACTTTTGGAGAGAACCCATATTTTGATACTATCCTTGAGTCTGGTATTGCAGAGTATGAAAATGTACAGGATGTAATAAATAGCTTTGAGAGTACAGAAAATACTTTAACAGATAGTAATTTTAGTGACGAAGCGTATAAAACTTGTAAAGGTGAATAATTATGATAATGTGTCCAAACTTTAGTGACTAGAATGTCCTAAGAGAATTTAATGAATTAAAAAGTGTGGTAGGTGAAATAGGAGCCTACCACATTTGGAATGAAAACAATGGTAATCCTATTGATTAGACAAAGGACGGTAAACCGTCTAAACTATTTTCAGACTTACTACAGTATTATAATGGTGATAGACAAGCTGCTATAAAAGGTAGAGCTAAAACCTTTACAAATACGTTTAAATAGTGGTTTGGTGATTGGTCTAGTATGACTACTGAGACTACGTTAAATCATAATCAGTCTGTAGACTTCATATTTGATATAAACCCTGAAATTTCTAAAATAGGCACAAAATAGGAGTATGCTCAGTATTTGGAAACAATATTTCCAAATACACAGGTAAAGGATATATATTGGCACGGCTCTGACACTAACCTTTTTGATGGTTTGACTGGTAAAAAAGGCAAGGGTTCAGGAGCTCCTGAAACTGGAAATGAGATGTACTTTAATAAACAACCCTGGGCTTCATTATAGTACATATCAGGGGTGAACAGAAATGTTGCAGATATTGAAGGATATAATAACTGGGTGAAGCTGTGGTGGGAGCTAAAAGAAGCTTTAGGAAACGGTAGGATGGATACTGATGATTGGAAGAACGAGATAATTGGACCAAATACTAGACAATACTCTCCTAATAAGAGAGGGGTATTTAATAGAGACAAAGGTGGACCAAACGGTAAATATCTGTCAGAGAGAAAAGCTAGGTATGGTTACTAGAACAAATCTGATCAATAGTTCTTTGAAGAAGTATTCGATATACGATACGGCAAAGAAACATTTAACGATTGGGTTAATAGGAAAAAAGGGGAATTTAAGAAATTATGGGATGGAAGATCTGTGAAACATGGTATATTTCCAGCAATACTAAACGTAAGTAACCCTATAAAAGAAACTGGACAGAATACTTACTATGAAGAATAGAGAGGGTTATTCACAGCCGCTAAAAAGAATAATAACGACGCAATATTGTCCGATTCTGCTAAAAATGAGTTCAGTTCAGATGTAGCTGTTGTATTCAATCCTGAAAAGAATGTACACATTTTAGGAACCTACGATGATTTATAGCTGTTTTCCTAGTGGAAATAGAAGTACGGTAATTAGAGTGTGTCTAAAGCAGTAGACATCAACGGAGAACCTATTATTACAGAATTTAATGGAGATATGGTATTTGTATCTGATCCAGAGTATGATTCTACTAAGGAGTTAACAGAATTAGACCCTATTAAGATTAAATCTGTAAATAATACAGGATCTTTTTCTACTTCTGATAGCAGATTGCAAGGATCATAGTTAGATGAATCATTACAATTTTACTTATCTAAATCATTAGATAATAGATATAAACAAGATTTTCAAGAGTTTATTGAAGCTTACAATGTGTATTTTAATAAATACGATTATGCTACTTAGGAAGAGCTATAGAAAAGATTAGAAGGTATTATTCAAAACATACACGATGGTCTGAAAAACAGATTAAAAACTATTAACAAAAAAGATACGAATGTTACTGATGAATTTAAAGCTGCATTGGTGCTATAGATATCTGAATTGGAAAATAAAACAATAGATCGTGTAACTAGTATATTTCATTTTATAAATAATACTAAACAAGATGCTATCTCAACTGTCAAGAAGATTAGAGATATAGCTAATGGAAAATCTGATAAACTACCATTAAAGTAGTTATTAGATTTAAAACAAGATTTCTTTAGTTTTTATTGTCCTATGATTGATGATTGCGTAAGTACTCTTACTTCAGTAGAAGAATATAGGAACTTAATCGGAGCTACTACTTACGATAAAATGTTATCAGATGCAAAAAACATTTAGACTTTGTTGAATACTGGAGCTAATAATGTAGACAATTGGATTGTAGAACAATCGGCAGATGAATTAAGGAAAGTAGGTATATCGGTAAATAGCCCTACTATAGAAAGTTATTTACAAGATAATAAAGATAAAGTAAGTAAAGATATTCTTACTATAACAGCATGGATTGGAGCTGGAGATAAAATAAGTGATGAAGCTATCAGAGCTTTATTTCATATAACACAACAAGCTGAATATGAAATAGATAGAGCTACATACTCAGTTAGTAATAAGTTGTTAGATTTACTTAATAAAGTAGGAACGTATAATCAGAAAAAACTTGTAGAATTAGACGAAAACGGAAAACCTACTGGTTATATGGTAAGACGTAGAAATTATGGTAAGTTTAACAATGAATACAAGCAATTCTTAAAAGAGTTACGTGATAGATTAGGTATTGTCGATGTAGAAGATTTTAGAACCATAGATCCAGCTATACGATCTGAGTATAATAAGAGTAAGAACGAATGGCTATCTCTACATTGCGAGAGAAAATATAAACCTGAATACTATGAGCTATTTAATAATCTTTCACCATTGGCAGCAGATGCCAGAGAATTGGTCCAAATAAAAATACACAAGTTACTAGATACTGTAAAAGATAAAAATGGCTATTATGATACTAGTAAATTGTCTCCTTCTAATCAAAAGAAATTAAGTAGTTTGTATCTAGAAAAAAAGCAGCTTGCTAGTATATATGATATACATGGTATACTAAAAACTGGAGAAGAATATGACATAGCTTTAGAATTAAGTAATTTGAACGAGAAATTATCTAAAGGTATGATGCTTAAATCTAACAAAGAATTGTTTGATAGAGTAAAGGCAGAAAAAAAAGCCTCACTTAGTGAAGCCGAGTATCAAAGATGGTTAAAATATAATTCTAGAGATGAATACACTTAGGAATTCTATGACGATTTAGCTAAGGTAGAGAAGTCAGAGATAACTAATCCTAAAGATGCTGAGTTATACGAAGAATTATAGAATAGAAAGCGTGCTATACTTAGATAGTTTAGAGATGATAAAACACATGAAATAGAGAGCTTAATACCAAATGCTGCGTAGAACGAATTAGATAAGATAGATATAGACTTATCTAAAATAAGACGTAGAAATGGCAGGAAAAAAACACAAGGTTTAAAGTTTAATGATATTGCCAAGGTAGTACCTACTTAGCTATTCTACCAATTACGTTCAGAAGCTATTGAAAATGGTACTTTAGGAGTATTTGAGCAACAGCATTGTAATAGAGATGCTAATGGAGTAATTTATCCTAAATCCTACTTAACAAAAATCGTACCAGTAAAAGAGAAATACATTCTAAAGGAATAGCCTTCTATGTATTTTTCAGAAGTAGATCCTTAGTCTCCGTTTATAAATGAAAATTATAAACCTTACGAAGAAGACGACGGAGAGTATTACTTACCAAAAGATAATATGTATGATAATACTAAAGCTTTTGAAGATATATAGAATGATGCTAATCTGTTAGCTCTATATAAAGAATGTGTTAATGTAATGCAAGAGTCTAATGGTAAACTCACTAATCTTACTAATCTTAATAAGTATAGATTGCCACAGATATCTGGTTCTATGTGGAGATATGTAAAAGCTAGAGGATACGAAGGGTTTAAAGAATATTGGAAGGACAAAGTATCTGTTAAAAATGACGATACAGGTATGAATGATGATATAGTAGAAGTATCTGAGGATAAACTACACTTTGTACCTTAGAACTTCGTTAAAAGCCTAGAAGATCCAGCTACTATTACAGCTAATACAGTAGGCTCTATTATTTAGTATTTTAAAATGGCTGAAAACTTTAGAGTTAAAAGCGAACTTAAACCTAAAACAGAAGCTATATTACAATTTATAGGAAATAGAGATGTAAAAAGCAAGATAAGAGGTAAGAGTAAGAAAGGCAAAGAATCAAATCTGTACAAGTTTGCTAAGAGTTTTGTAGAAATGAATATATATGATATCAAAACTAAATCTGCTACAGTAGATATAAAAGAAAGAGATGTTGATATATTCGGTTTTAAGATGCATATATAGCCTAGAAAAGTTAACTTTACTAAAGTAATGTTAGGTTTAAAAGCTATTGGTACTACTGTTAATTTAGGTTTAAATTTAATATGTGCTTTTACTGGTTTTATAACAGCTACCATGGCTCATCTGGTTAATTCCTTTACTGGTAGGTATTATGATTTTTATGATATGTGCTCTGCTGTTAAGTCACTTAATGTAGACACATTTAAGAATATTACTAATATATTCAGCCCATATACTAAAAGTAAATAGATGAAGTTAATGGAATATTTTCAAGTAGGCAGTGAGTTAAGTACTAGTAATCTTAATTAGATAGCTATACAATCACAATTAGCTAGGAATTGGGCTTTTGGTATTTACTCTGTATCTGATTACTTTGTTAAGGGTGCTATTTTAAACTCTGTAATGTATAACTTTAAGTATGTTAATGGAGAATTCTTAAATAAAGAAGAGTTTAAGAATAAATATAAAGGCGATGAAGTTATGCTTAGACAATGGAGAAGTTTTAGGTCTGCTTATGATTTAGTAGAGTATAAAGATTATACTATAAAAGCTAAAGACTAGAAACATTAGAAAGCGTGGGAAGCTAGGAGAGATGTTATAGGTAGTACTGCTAGAAACTTAGCACAATCAGCAGATGGTTAGCTTACACCTCTTCAGAAAACTATGTTAAGTAGTAATATAATAGGTAGTTTACTTATGATGCACCGTCAATTTATGCCTATAATACTTCAAGAAAGATGGGTATAGAATAGACAATGGGATTATGGATCTTAGAGATATAAAGAAGCATTATTTAGAGTTCCTTTTAGCATAATAAATGCTATGAGAAAAGATAATCGCAATATCAAGTTATATCAAAAATATATGCAAAATAGTACACCAGATTAGAGAAAAGCTATATTACAATTAGGTATAGAAATGACTATGTTAGCTGGTTTGCATTGGGCATTATTACCTATTATTAAATCATGGGCAGATGACGATAAAGATTCTATAATAAGGCAACTTATAGCATTTGCTTTAATTAGAACAGACTTTGAAACTCTTATGAATGTTACTCCTTGGGCTGTATCTGACGCTATCAATACTATCAAGACTCCTTTTCCGATTTATAGTTATTATGATAATTTTACTTCATTAATATCTATAATTCCTGAAACTACTTATAATATAATTAGTAATGAAAAAAGTGACAAAATAGATAGAGGAGCTTATGAAGATTGGACCAAAGCTCAAAAATATGGATTAAAGTTAACTCCATTTAAAAACTTATGGGAGTTATAGGATATACCTTCAAAACGAAGATATTATGAAACTCAAATTGCTAATAGAGATAATTAAAATAATAAAGGGTAGGTGTTTAAACCTACCCTTTTCTTTTTAACAAGTACAAGTATAATTATTACCAAGCAAATTTTTGCTAAGTAAATCATCAAAGTCTTTTAAATAATCTTTCCAAATAAATAATAATTCTCTAGCATCTACATATGATGTAATATATCTTCCATTCTTTTTACAGAATTCTAGATCATCAATTTTATCTTTAGTAACTTTAAAACTAAAAACTGTATATACTTTATTATCTATTTTAGTAGTAAACCAATTATAATAATATTTATTATTACTTAGTTCTTGTATTTTCTTAGATAGTTCATAATTACTACCAAAATTATAAACTAAATATAATTTTCCCTCTGAATTGTCATTTTTACATTCTGTATACATATTTACAAAACTATGACAATCAAAGTAAGATATTTTAGCATCAATAAAATCACTTAGAAAAACTAAGCATTTATTAAACTTCTTCAATTCCATCACCTTCGTAATATTCTACTGAGTGATCCCATTGATTTATATTGTTATGATATGAAATTTTCTGTAAAGTACTGTTAATTAAATCAATTTTTTCACTGAGTATTTTATCATTCTTCATATTAAATACTCTAATTTGATTTTCAGAATCTTTGCCTATTGCAATAATATATGCTTCAAAATCATATTCTTCAGAATTAAGGTTTAATACTTCTTGCATATACCATTGTATTGCCAATCCATAATAAGCTATTTGTCTATAATAATCATATTCTTCTATAGAATGTTTAAAATCATAGACATTTACAGTAGTTTTTAAGTCAATAAGAATTATCTTTTTATTAACATGATCAAAACAAACTCTATCAAGCAAAGATTTACATTTAATGTTATTAATTCTATTAACTTGCCAATTAATATGAAATTCGTTATGAGTTTCAAAAGTAGATGGTAAATTAAAAAGCAATTCGTTAGCTTTTTTATGATTCTGAATATTTTCTTTTATCTTCTTTAAAGTTTGTAAATCAGCATAACTAATTATAATCTTATTGTTATCTTTGTTATCTAAATACTGTAGATAATCTTGATATGTCATAATAAGATCTTCAGCTTCTTCAATACATTTTTCATCAGACTTCTTATTACTATAAGCTTTTCTATAAGCTTCTAATTTAAGTTTATCTTGAGACTCTAAAGGATTTAATAATACTAATCTATGGTATTCTTCTAATAAATCTTTTTGTTGTTTTACTTTAGGTATAGTAAAATCAAGAATAACATAATCTTTCCAGAATTCTTCTGGTTGAAGTAAATATTCATGAATCATTGTTCCTTTTTTTAAAAAAGAGAAATCTAGTTTTTCTCCTTTTCCAGATAACATATTGTAATAATACTTAGGACCATTATTAATATAATATCCTATAGCAGAATTTGACACACGTGAGTTATCCTCATAATAAGGAACACTTATATCCATCTTTTTATTTTGCATAATTAATAGTTACTTTTTCTTCTTCAGCTTGTATAGCTAAAGTATTATCAATAACATTATTATATTCAGCTTCAATAGCTATTATCTCTTCGTCAAATAAAATTGATTTAATATCTTTCATTTTTAATCCTCCATATCATTAATTACAGCTGAATCAAGAATTTCTGCTGAAGTATTCCATTCTACCTCATCTTCTTTGTCTTGCGGCAGATTAATAACTTTATAAGCTGATAACCACTCTTCAATATCAGGATGAGTATTGTGAGCCTCATTAATCAAACTATCTAGAAATTCTTGTTCTACTTGTTTCTTTTCTTTTTCAGTCATAATATCTAGAATTACAAATTCGTAGTTCTTTTTAAAATTATAGTAATCATCTAATCTAGAACAATTATAACATTTTAGATTAACATCACTATCTCCATCATGCCAGTGACCATATAAATGATATTTGTATTTACCAAATGTTATAAATCCTAATGCGTGATTTTTTATAGGATTATCATGAGTAAGTAATATATCACAATTAGGTATTAATTGATATTTATTATTAGCATCTTTACTAAATGCCCATTTATCTTCCTGGAACATAATAGGAGCTATCCATGGAGATCCATAGAATTTAATACCTTCATACTTATAATATTGATCAATTAAAAATACTAACTTTTTATTAGTAGTTTTATACATTTCTTTACGAAATTGCTCAAACGAACCATTATTATAAATATGTTCTAAGTAAAAATCATGATTACCTGGAATAACAATTACTTTTTTACAAGGTAACTTTTCAATCCACTTTACGAATTTGTTCTTCCACCAACGTTCAGATCTTTCATTATTACGCTGGATATTTAGTTCTATAATATCTCCGCAAATACACAATACATCACATTTAGGTATATTAGTAATTAAATTACCATGTATGTCACTTATTCCGCATATTTTCATACTATTTAGTTGAAATGTTTAAATATTGTATTATATCTTGTAAAGATATATCTTCATCTTCAAGAGATTTTACCTCTTGCATAAAGGCTATGATATTATCTATAGATAATAAGCAAATATTATCATTACAAAATTTAATTACTTCTTCTTTATTTTTAATATTAAGATTATCTGCTATTATAGGCAATAACTCAATATTTTCATTAGCGTCATAATTGCGTACATAACGAACTCGTGAACATCTATCTTCCATATATTCACTTATATTACTTGTATCATTACAAGTCATAATTATAAGCTTTTTAGCAGTCTTTTCAACTCCATCTAAGAAATCTAACATCTTTGTAGTATTAAATTTCTTTTCTATTTCATCAAATAAAATACATACTGGAGTTTCAAAAGTTTTAAAGAAGTTTATCAATCTATTTTCAGGAAATTTAGGGTCTATTATGATAATTGGTAAATTAGATTCTTTAGCTAATAATTTAGCTGTCACCGTCTTACCAGTTCCTTTAGTTCCTGCTAATAATACCCCTGTTGTATTACTAGTAGTAGTATTAAAATAGTTAATTATTCTTTTTCTAAAAATACTATCACTTTTAGTTTCATATATAGTACTAGGTAAATTTAATTCACCATTTTCCTTAAATATACTTCGCTCATTCCATCCATCCCACTCTAGATTATATACTTGATTAGGTATTAATTCATATTCATTACCTTTGGGTACAACAAATATTTCTTTACCTATTTTAACAAATTCCTTTTTATTCATATATTATGATTTTAGTATATTGATTAAATTATCAACATCTTTTTTGTTATGAACTATATAAAATTTAGTATTTGGTTCATTTAAACTCAAATAATATTTAAATAGTTTTTCTCTATTTGCCCAAGCGTCATTAGGATATCCTTTACATTCAATAACAAAGTCTTTTCCTACAAAGTCAGGTAAATAAGTAATAGCTCTGATCTTAGAGTTATTATAAATAAAAGCTGGTAGCAAAGTATATCTATGTAATTCATAGTCTACTTTAATATCAGCTTCTTTTAATTTCTAGTACATATAAGCTTCTAGTTTAGATCGAAATATTATTCCATCTATTTCTTGTTTAGTAGCATTACGTACTTTCTTATTTTGTTTCAACATAATTTACAGAATGATTGGTATTTCCTTTAGAAAGAGAAAAACGTTCTAATCGTTCATAATATTTTCCTTCTTTAGTATAACCAATAGTCATTAAAAATGAATAATCTTTTCCATTACGTAATGAATTAAATAATGCTGATATAGAACTACCTAAAAACTTACGTTTCTTGTTCCATTCAGTAAATTCACCACTTAATAGTTTGCTAATAATAATAGTAGGAAGTAACGATATTTTTCCTAGGATAACAGTTAAGTAAAAAGGTATAGCTAATATTTTACCTATAGTTTTTAATAGTTTCATATAACCAATTTTTTATGTTTTCAAATCCATTTAATTTTATAGCATCAGATATATCCTTTGCATTCCATTTCTTATGCACTAATAGTGGTTTTAAACCTGTTTTAAGGCTTATTTTACGAAGATATTTAATTCCAGCTGTATCTCTATCAAAACATATTAAAATGTGTTTAAAACGCTTCTTAAGGTTATCTAGAACATCATCTGGAATAAATGTAGATTCTGATGCTGGAGAAATAGCAGATATACCCATTTCATACAAACACATAACATCTTTTAGTGATTTAGTAATTATGAGTAGATTATCAGTTTTAGGCAACTGTTTAAATCCTTGTATATCATACTGTCCTAAATTATTTCTCCATTTAGTATATTTATCTGCTAAAGGTCTGTATATTTTAAAGTTATTATAAACTTTATAAGCATACATGGGATTTTCTTTTTTATAAATCCCTTTCACTATACCGTTGCAGAGATAATATTTAATACTATTTACATTAAATTTCTTTAGTGTGTCGATACAGATATTAAATTGCGACCAGTAATTGATGTCTTCAGCTGTAAAATCTTGCCGAACTACACCAATTACTGTTTCTGTTGACGCTATATATTGCTTAGAGCTAACGAGTTTGGTATCGCTAGTAATTTTAAGTTTGTCTACTATGTCTAGTAATATATCATTATAATTGATTATTCCAGTATATAATGACACAAACTTTATAACATTACCGCAATCACCTGTTCCATGATCTTTAAAAAGTAGTTGTTTTGTACGTTTAGAATAGAATATCCCAAATGAAGGATTTTTATCCTTTCTAAATGGACTATTATAAATCATACCTACTTTAAATTGACCTAAATAATGAGCATATATATCATACTCTGTTACTCTAGATAATATCCAATCTAAAGTAATATCGCTAAGTTTAGCTTTTTCTTTATCGTACATATGCTTTCTGATTTTGTTTGTCTAAGTAAAAGGACTCGAACCTTTTGATGTAGCCTTATTCTACAGTTACTTAGTAATAACGTGTGCCTAAATTAGGCACACTTATCAATTCCTAAAAACGAGGCTATTGCTAGCTTACGTAAATATTATTTTTTTCTAAATTCTAGTTTAGAAAGGTAGGTCGTCATCTTGCTTACTCAAAGCATCCCCTACTTCTGCTGGAGATGATATAGTAGATTGCAAGGGATCTACCTGTTTTTCTGCATCTGCTTCAATAGGTTTATTAAATTGGTCAATACCTAAAGCTACAATAGCAGAACTTTGTCCTTCTGGAAGTTCCATAGGTTCAATAAATGTATATGCTGAATATCCAGGTAAAGTAGTATAACCACTTCTGTTATATACTACTTTAACACGTAATAAAGTATCTTTATTTGCATTATTCAACATATCTACGATAAATTGAGCAAATTCTTCAAATGAAGATCCAGTAAAGTTAATTTCTTCGTCTTTATAGAAACACCAAAGAATTTGTAACATACGCTTAAACTGTCGATTTTCAGCTTGTTGTAAGTCTTCGTCTGTTACTACATATTGTCCTTTCTTAGGTTTCCATTCAGTGTGTTTCAAAGTAGCTCCATCTTTTTCAAAAGTAATCTCTAAAAAGGTTAATCCTGTAGGACTTACTTCAGTACGAGCTGATTTTAATTTTACATTTTCTTGAATACCTGCACCAATATATTTAATATCTTTTGTTTCAATGCTTTTTGCTAATTCCTTGTTATACATAACTTTCTAAATTTTTAAGCTGCTAAATAAATTTTATCCCAATGTGTTTCAATGTTATTGTTTTCATCACTTTCAGCAATAACAATTTTTTGTCCTCTTAAATGAGGAGCTCTAGCTTCTCTTACAGAGTTATCTCCACCTTCAAATGAAATAATAGTTTCATTCTTTTTACGATAGACATAGCCTACTGCATCAGCTTCACCACAAACAATATCTCCTAGTCTTCCAACTAAATCTATAGCCATTTCAGTTAATTCTTCTCCTTCTTTATTAATCATTTTATCTTTAGTATGACCAACAAGAATAAAGTTATCACATAAGTCTTTAAACATATTAATAACTTTCTTAACTGCTTCTCTTAGATATAGATATCCAGAACCGTTAGGTAATTGTCTAACATCAGTTCCAGTATATGTCTTTCCCATTGGAGTCTGTCTGTAAAGTGTGGCTGCATACGGCAGACACATTTCCTCTAATCTAGTAGCATTATCAATAGCTATATACTTATAAGGATTTGCGCCTGTTTCTTTAATCTTAGCTCTAATTGCATTAGCAATTTCTCCAAGATCAGCTACACTCCTAGCTTGTACAGATAGAGCTTCAAGAAACTCAGAACCACCCTCTAAATCTACTATTAGACAGTTATCTAATGTAGATAATAAAGTAGTCTTTCCTGATTTTGGTTTACCAAAAATAATTAAAAATCTAGGATTTTGTACTTTTGGTTTATTTTTTTCTGTAGGTAGTACTAACATACTTTTATTATTAGTACTTTACTTAGCATGATATTATTCTGATATTTTATGATAGTATAAGTAAAGCAAGGTTTATTATGCTGCAATATTAATATTAATGTTAATAATAACGTTATTAATGGTTTCTTTCTGTTTTTCACTTAAGTTCTTAGGTAAGATATAATAATTACCACATTTAGGAACATAAGTATTACCAACTTGAACAAAGTTTTGATAAAAACGAACTGGTACACCAAGCCATTTAAAATCATAACCTTTATCAAAGTTACCATTTACTGATTTAGCATAGTCATCGAGTTTCTTCATAGCTATATCAAATTGGTCAAGAAGATTATATTTTTCATACTTATAGACACTATTGAATGGACAAGTATAGCATGGCATATCTGCGCAAGGACATGTCCAAGACGATGGACGTAATGCAGATACGTGATATTTAGGAGAGATACCAAATGCAATATAATCATTAGGACCTGCGTATTGCATACTAGTTTGTTTATTTTTAGGACCATCTATACCGTCTATAGTTAAGTATGGATATTTATTAGCGATTGTATTAATCAAGAAATTCTTCAATTCACCTGTTTTATCGTATTTCTTTTCCGGAAGTTCAATCAAAAATTGTTTCATAATTTCAGCCTTTAAATTTTTTTAAAAATAACTTTTTCTTTATTTACTTCTGTGTTTGTTTCAATCAAGTTACCATATTTTAGTTCATTATCAAATGCTAATATGCAAGGTTCTCCAGCATCTCTTACTTTTAAGAAATGTAGATATACCTTATTTTTTACAGGTAAACGATTGACACCATAAATTGCTAATCCTAGCAATTCTGGTCTTGATAATGCCATAACAAAGTCACTAGCTTGAAATATAGCATCAGAAGCTGCTAAGTCACTCCTCATCGGATAATGACTACTTGGATTATTAAGTCTGTCAGGTTGTTCAATATTTCGATTCATCTGTGAAATCTGTATTATACTAGTAAAAGATAATTTCTTCATTCGTATAAACATTTTCTGTAAATCTACTATTGTACCTCTTTCACTGTCTCCTTCGACAAGAAGAGCATGGTCTAATATTACAATTAACCACTTGTCTTTTGCAATATTATCGTGAAAGTATTTTATAGTTTCTTCTATCTTTTCTACACTGCAAGGAGTATCTACATAATATATTGGATACTTCTTAATAGATTCTACTGTAGTTTTTACTTTAGCAAAATCTTCATCAGATAAATCTGCTTCAGCGCTATATAACTCTGAAGTTGTTTTTCGTAACTTATTACTTAGCTTTCTACCTATTTGTCTATAACTAAGCATTTCGAAACTAAAACTGAGAATAACTATATCCTGATCAGAATTAAGGTCAATTAAATCAGTTTCTAATGTATTAGCAAATGCTGATTTGCCAGAACCAGAACCTCCTGCTATTGTTAATATCATATTTGGTTCGATTCCGCCACATGTAACTCTATTGAATTTACTCCAACGAGTTTTTAGTGGTACTATAGTATGGTTTTTCCTATTTTCTATATATTTAACAGATTCATCTGCTACTTGAGAAATAGTTTTAAATAATATTGGCTCCATAAGCTATTTCATTATTTATATCTTGTTCCATACTAAATTGCATTTCTTCTTCAGTAACTTCCCACTCTCGTTGAGTGAGCCATTTCCACATTGTTTTCATATATCCTATTTTACCAGTTATCATCTTATTATCAATTTCAAACTGAAGACACTTGATTAAATGTTCATGCATTGCTCTAGATTTTCCGACAATCCTATTGTATTCCTTTCTACATTTGTTAATATTAGAACGTAGGAATCCTTTAGTACCATCAGGTCTAGTAACATACACTGGAAATACTTCATAGAATTCATCAAACCAAGATTTATCTTGTTTAAGACGTTTTCTTGTATCTTCTGAAATACTATAAATTTTACTATCACCAGAAGTTATAACTGTGATAATGTTACTGTCGACTAACTCTTGAATTTCGTTCTCACTAATTCGGCTGAGAAATTGGTGAATGTCTTGATTATTACTTTGATTCTCATTCAAAACAAGAGTTAGAAATACTAATTGATTAATTGACATTTTTCCATAAATGTCGAATAACGATGTATCTAATTCTAGTATCATAATATAGTTTTATTTTTATGAGCTAGCTGATATCATCTGAAAATATTTGTTAAAATAAGCTCAACTGTTTAGGTTCAAGCTCTTCTATTATCTTAAGGCACTCTTTTAAATAGTACCGATAATTAATCTTTCTTTCTTCTATAGGTTTATTATCAAATTTGTTTAATATAGTAATACCAGATGCTGTTAATAGATTAGTAAAATTAGTTTTTCTACCTTCAGAATCTACTAAACATTTATATAAATAAGGACCATTAGTAGATGCATAAAACCTATTTATACGTTGTATAAGGTTATTATTATATTCTACAGAGAACTTCTTATCTACTTTCTGGTAAGTGAGAAACTTATTAATATCTTTACAATTATAAATAGTATCTCTTACTGGTATATTATCAACAAAATAATCTCTAATTGCTTCAGGAATTATCTTAGGAGACATACCTTTGCCGAGTAATACTTTAGTAATAAACATACCTTTTTCTTTTATATAATCATCTTTAATTGCATCTAAAGATGTATAAGGTTTGCCTTTTTTATTTAAAGCTTTTTCAGGATTTGTTTTAAATAGTTTCTTCATTTCCTGATATCCTTCAGATACTGCTATATAATCATTGATAGCATACTGATACATAGCTTCAAAACGGTCTTCTTCTAATACAAGTTTAGTTTGTTGTTCCCAACTTCTACATATTTCTTGTACTTTACTATAATAATCTTTTTTAAGTAATACAAATAGACCATCTGTGTTAGCTTGTACTATTCTACAACCTATATCTGTTAACGATTCAGCTAACATAAGTAATAACAGCTGACCATTAATTCGGATTTGCATAACTGCAAATGGACTATAACAAAAGTTATGTTCATTTTGTAAGTTACCACTTAATCCATTTAAAGCTAATTTTAAGGTTTCGTTTTTAACTTTATTACCTGTATGTTTAGCTTCAATTCGTTCGTTCTTAATCTGTGAATATACTTCTAAGAACTCTGGACCTAAATGTTTAGGATAAAACTTATATTCTATTAGCATACTAGGATATAGAGATGCACTTTATGCTGACTATATCTTAATTTGACATTTCGTCCATACATAACCATACATACTAGGTTTTTCACCTGAACATACAGCATATATATTATGTACTTTGTAATTAGGATTTTCTTTTATAATATCTTTAACTCTATTCCATTCTTTAACAAATGCACCTTCTTTAGTGTACTGTTTAATAGTATATTTAGTTAAAGCTTTAGATACTTTATCTGCCATTACATTTTTAACGTTTAAATTTTCTTTCCAAAACTTGGAAGATCTTTCTCCAACTTTTTTACGTTCTTCTAAATTTTTAAATCTATTCTTTTGAGCTTCAGAATATCTGTTTTTAGTTTCTTGTAAAGATATCATTCCTAATACTGAATGATCTCTTCTAAGATTATATCCTTTTTCTCTATTAATAGTATCTAAACTTGTTATATAATAGCATTCTTTATCTTTTAAATTTTCTGTAGTATATTCTAATACTTTATAATCAAAGGCATCAGAACCATATTTATTCCAGTCTTCTATAAAGTATTTATTATCTTGTCTAAATTTATTATTTTTTAAATAAGATTTATGTGCATTTATTCTAGAATAAATATTTTTACTACATCCTATATACTGCTTTCCGTTTACAGTACAGATTATACTGTAAATACCTGATTTTTTCCAATCTATACGTCTTCCTTTCATAATGTTCTTTTATTTTCAAAAACGTATATATGGGTAACAGGTTGCCAAATTCCTCACGTTTCGTACAAAAATATACTACGTCTTCACAGACTAGTCGATGAACACATGTCCGAAATGGACACTTCGCTGCGGATTACACCTTTACTATGATTTTACAACCCGATAAGCGTTACCTTATCTGCTACACAATCTATTACTAGTTGCTGCTGTTATAGTAAAGTTTGAATGCTTTCCCGCAATTAGTGAGGTTACGACGCTGCATCACTTACGTCGATGTCTATTAACATTTCATCTTCCTTAGGAATAATTATTTCTGGATTGTTTACAGAATGTATTCCTCCGACTCCTACTGAATATCTTAAACCTCTAAATACAAATTTATTTTCATATCCTTTTCTTCCTGGGGAAACTATCTGATTCTTCATATCAGATAATACGTTTTTTAGTATAGGATCTCTATATTCAATAAAAGGCAATATTACTTCATTTAGTGCTATAACATCTGCCGGACTTCTTAAATCTTTAATATCCCACCAAGTTAAACCTGTTTTTTCGAGATACTTTTGAGTTAAGATTTTCATGCCAATATTTACGCCATCTTTACTTAATACTCTTACTCCATATTCATCTTCAATTGCTATTCTTAATTCAACTTTATCTTTACATTTGTTTAGTAATGCTTCAGTTGAATCTACATCATTTATATTATATTCAATCATTTCATCAATTAAATCTGTATCTAGAGGTTTTGTCCAATCATGAGCAAACTCTAATACATTTTTATATTGCATAGTTACTTGTATTTCTTTTAGACCTACACGTAACTTTTGAGAATATAACATAGTAAGAATATCAAATGTTTCAAAATTAACAGCATATTTCCACTTTTTCCAAGCAGATATATCATTGTTAGAAGTAGTTATAATTTTACTTAGATTATACAAACTATCACAAATTCTTAGATAGTTCATATTAATCATTTTATCGTAATAACTTATTATATAATTTATAATAGCATTATCATAATGAAGATTATTATACCCAGCAAATATTTTATTAGTATTAAATTGTATATCTGTAGTATATATATCATTCCAACTATAAGAATTATTTCTTATAGTATAGAAGAAATCTACAAGTTGTCTTAACTCATTTTTTCTACATGATATTTCAAATTTATAATATTGTCCAGTTTCTGTATTTTTAGCAGTACAATGAAACACATTTTGGAAGACTTCGATATCATATACATATACTGTTTTTCCTCTTATCTTCATAAAATATAGTTTTATAGTGATTCTATTGCGATTCGAACGCAAAACCTACACTTTAGAAGAGTGTTGCTCTATCCAATTGAGCTATAGAATCAAGTGAGGCATTAAAATTTATGCCTCGTATAAATTATTTTAAACTGCTTCTGCTGTATAATAATCAGGATACAAATTCTTAAGTTCTTTAAGTTTTATTTCATAATCCTTTGATGAAGCAGTCCATCCAGTACATATTCGCAATAGTTGATCTGTAGCATTATCGTAAATATTAATACTAATAAAATCTTCTATTTTATCTACTAATTTAGCAGACAATGCAGTTAATGAATCATGCAAGTATGCTAAAGTTTTATTAGAATAATTCTTAACAAATACTATTGGCTTATGTTCTGAATTAAATTTTCTAAACTCTAAACGATACTTAAACTTAGCAAGTTTCTTTTCTCGTATAGCTTTTATTAATTTCTGTATTTTAGTTTCATGTGCAGATTCTTCTGCTGCATGTTTTAAATAGTTATTAGCTTTACCGTATTCTTCACTGTTCGAGACTAAATCTTTACGCCATAAACTAAATTCTCGGCTATCTAATTTACTGAGTTTTAGCAATTTAGCAGAATCTCTTCTTTTTTTATTTTCAGATTGGATATTCATTTTATCAGCTTCATCTGTAGCTAATTTTAAATATCGGATATCTTTTACTTTTGATATATTATTTTTAACAGCAAAAGAAATATCTTTTAGTGTTGGTTGTTTTCTTATAGTTTTACTATAGGATTTATCTCCAGCGTTAAAGTTAATAGTATAAGTAATTTTCTGATTAGCTAATGCAGCTTTTGCAGCTTTAGCTACAGGACTCCATTCAAAAACAATATCTGTCTTTGCTCCTTTACTTGGATTAGGTTTTGTAGTAACTACTTTAATTTTCTTATCAATAGTTTCTTCTTCTATTTCGTATAATTCTTCTAATTTCTTATTCTTCTCCATCAAGGCATTTATCTTACGATTACGATTTTCTGAATATCGTTTCATCTTTACTTCATATCTTTCTAGAGGAGTTTTTACTGCTTTTTCCTGAATTACGAAATATTTTTCACCTGTTTCTTTATTTCTTTTATTTAATTTGATAGTATATTTTTCCATATTGATTACGAATTTTAATTAATAAAAAAGTAGTTAGTAAGTAATGTACCTACTAACTACTAAAAATAAACACACAACAATAAAAACAACTAAGCTGCCAAGCTTAAAGGAGCGATAGTATCATCAAACTCCGTTTCGTTATTAAACTTTTCAAGTTTATTATTCAATTCAATTATTTGTAAATCTAGTTCTTTAATACGTGCAAATTTCCAGTTAGAAGTAAAAATCTCTGTACGATTCAAATTCTTTTTACCTTTCTTTGCCTTAAGAACTGGATTTAATGTTCGAAAACTATTTGAACTAATTTTATTACGAATTTCTTTTAGTTCACATAGACGAAAAATGTCTAACTGATTACAATCTTTCGGTAAATCACTTAGTTTCTTAAGCCCCATATTAATAGCAAGTAACTTAAGTTTAATCAATGCACGCTTTTCAGCAAGCATTTTAATTTCTTCAAATAAAACTTTTAAGTCATATTTACGCATATAGTTTTTATTTACTACGTTTTCTGCATAAATAATGTCCCAATATTGTTTTAACTGATATGATATATTATTACGTTCTTCTATAAAATTCTTTGATTTCTTTGTCATATATTTTGAGTTTTAATTGATTAGTACTAAAGTTATATAACATATTAGAAATCGTTTACCTGTGCCGTGGTATCCATATTGAAATGGCAGCATAGTTCTTATTCTCCTAGCTTTCCAGTTATTCCCTATCAGTTACGGTAGGATTATTACCACGATAATAATAACTAGAGACCCATCATCTCTAGTTATTAGAAATTATTTTTGTTTGACTTTCGTCGAATTTTCAATCTAAGGTTTAAAGTTCCATCAACATATACTTAAATTAAAAATTGGTTTATAAAGAAATATTATGGTTTCCGTACTAGTATTTCCACATCTCCTATTACTTCACCACTATTTAATATAACAGATGCTTGTTTTTGTGAAAAAGCAATTGTTTCAAGACCTTCATTTTTTCTAGTAGGTCTAGAACTAGACATATTTATATATTGGCTAGTATATTCTCCATCCATATTACCGCCATATCTTAGAACATCAAAAAGCATATCAATTACATATTCATAGTTATTATTCCGAACAGCTTTATCCATAAAATCCTTAGTCATCCCATCAAACACAGGATTAGAATAATTACCATTTGGAACTGATATAACATCCATAATTGTTAATGCTAAATCACGAAAACTTATATCTTTATAGTCACTAAACCATAAGCATAACCATTTAAATCGCCGTCTTTTAGTATAGAAACGAACTGATCCATCATCATGAATTTCTATACTACCAACAACCTTATCACCCATCGTGATATGTTTATAGACATACTTATTATTTAGTACAAATCGCAATAAGTCTTTATGAACTTCACTAATTTTTACTTCTGTGTTGTTCATTTTTATTTATATTAAAGTCCATATTGACGATAATATTCGTCACAGCTCTGCTGCTGACCTTTAATAAGTTCTTTAAGCATAGTCATCTGTGCTAAGAAATCATTAGCAAGTGCCTCTGCCTTCTCTGCTTCCTGTTTGTTACGGAAATTAGCTTCATCTGTCAATCGTTTCCGATCGGCAAAGAATAGCGGAGTTTGATTATTCTTAGCTCGAATACATGCTTCTTCAATTGCCGAATTATCCGTTGCTTCTGCAAAGAATTTCGGTTCTTGAACAATTTTAGCCCGTAATTCTGGCTTTTCGTTGAACTCAATGAAAATCTCATCATTAATAACAAGAAGTCGTTGAGATGACACAAGAACAGTGTTAACTATATATTTCAATAGTGGTTCTACTAATCGTGGATGTTGATTAGTAAGTTCCTTCTCACGATGAGAAAGATCAACATTGTCAACTTGCAAATAACAGATAGTCTTACCTAAAAGGCTACCCATATTACTTACTACCTTACGAGCATCCCGTAAGCGTGCTTCAATCTTCTGTTCATTTCCTTGATTATAATTATTTTCCATTTTGATAAAATTTTTATTTAATTGCAGAACCCATCGTTCCTAAGTAACACACTAGCAGTTCTCTTAATTTAGTATAATTAATAGGCGTCTTATATCCTATCGCTTTTAAAAAGCTTAGAAATAATTATAGTAAATCTCTAATTCAATAGATACTATACATGTTACCATTATAAAAAATCTGACACAGTATGATAAAACTCGACATTTAATTCTTATTTACCTTCACTGATACTATTCTGATAACTTCTGCAATTAAGGTTATTTGAAATTATTTGTTAATTCTCTGATATTTATTATCGTAGTTATATTCTAGAGCTCTTGGTAGAGGTGCATACAACAGGGACTCTAATGGTAAGAGATATATACCCCGTAAGATAATTGGTTTAGCTGATTGTTTAAAGAGCCTAACAGTAAATACCTAAAAACGTGCTCTACTCATTTTTATCCATTCGTCAGTTGAGTGCTGGGTTTCCGATACTGTATATTATATCTACCGAGACAGGGTAGACCTTTTGTCGACATCAGCGCTGCCGGTTTTGTTATGAGCTGTTTATGTTTCAAAACACCCACTCTATAGCCTTGTATTACTCACAGGCTGCGTGTACTTACGACTTTGTTCTTATCCTGCACATAATTTTAGGATTTCCACCTATCATCCCTTAATGGAGGGAATCAGTGTCACTTTACATATATTGTTGCGCAATATACTTTAAGTGGTTCTAGTGTTAGCAATTATATTGTACAGTCGAGGGTGGCTCGATATAGCTTTTAACTATACACTATACTACCATTGAACTTCCTCATTACTTTAGTTAAACATGTTAATAATCTCACAAAAGAAACCCTTACATATTAGACTTACTATCTACATTTAGTGTCAGTAAAGTGTAGCTGCTAAAATGGGGAATACACAGATTATACTCCGATCTGCTTCGTCCTCAAGGTTATAATATTTCACGACTTTCCTTACTGGTTGTAAGGCTCAATGTTTTTAAATATACAACGTTATCTCAATGTTGCCAACTCGAATTTGATCAGGGAGTTATTTCTCCACTAGCTTTAGATTTTCTGTTTATACTAATCACTTCTAATCTATGATATAGAGTTTTCTGGCTCTTCATCCCATATCTACTTTATTTCCTAGTGCAAAGCACTTTAGGTTTATACTCATCTAAGTAGCAACTGAGTTTAATTATAATATTACTTAGTCCACACAATCCCATTAAACTGAGAATTATTTCTTGCAAAATACTTTAATTATACTTCCGATTAGTTATATAAATATAACATTACATATAGGCTTTACGCCTAATCCAGTTAATCTATATTATATCCATCTTACTTACAACGTAAGTTCTATATAATGATCATAGCTACCCAGCCAAAAGGCATGTAATTTACTACTCACTTATCATATAATTAAATAGTGCTATAATATTTATAATTCTACCTTCATACATACTGCTTTAAACATTATTTCTTTAATGCACACTTCCAATTTAAGCTTTCCAAAGGCACGTGTCAGTATGGAACACTATAGTAGTATTTTTAGTAACTTTATAGCTACAAGGAAGATTTGGAGTCTCCCTAGAATGCTTAACGATCCTATAAATATATCTACTAAAGTTTGGAGCTTTAGTACTTTCTTTATCCTCGCACTTTGCGAGTTTGCGACTCGTGTAAGGTAACATTCCCTTTTGATATTCAGTTTGATAACTGGTATTCGAATGTATTAACGATACCTGGCATTGTTTAACTTCATAAATCTGCTGATTTAATCGTTGCGTCTTTAGTCACCAATCGGTTCTCACTGAGGATGTGCCACGCTCTTCCTCTTTCTCGTCATTTCTTCAGTCTTAAACAGTAAATTCGACATGATCAAGTTATTATACCTTCGTTCACTCAATAATAGTGGTAGCTATTATTCCAGCCTCTAGTATTATGTACTGTTAATGCTTACTTTACTCAATTTCAGCATTCCTCTTCCTATTTGAATAGGAGCGTTTAGGCGAAGCAATTACGTTGCTAACGAATGCAGTTTATAGCTCTTGTTTCGCGCTTTGCTGCTCTAGTTGCGCGTCAGTTTTATCTTCACTGATAATATTCACCTTACATGTGTTAAGGTCTAGAAATCCGATATAGTTAGTTCCTTTTACTAAGTCTATTGTTTTATGTTTAATATCATACGAAGATATAAACGGAATAGGATCAAATACATCTGCATCGAAACCTTCTAATTTCTTAGATAATTCTTCAACTCTGTATTCTAACTTCTTAATAAGTAAACTAGATTGATTAAGTATCTCATTAATCTGTTTGTTAAATTCATGAGATACTTTACCATCTTCTATGACAATTCTAGTAGCAGAAGAAGCTTTAGACAACTCTATTCTGCTGTTCTTTAAATTGCGAATAACTTCTGAAGTACGAAGCATGTGTTGAACGACTAGTCTATTTCTTGTCATCTTCATTATTATTCCAAATTAAAGGTTTTACATTATTTCGTATAATTACCTTGTTCTCCAATACAAGAGGAGCAACACGATATGGCGCAGGTCGATTATCCACTACGACAGGCTTCTCGACTATACGCTCAATATACTTTTTAATTGTTCGTATACTATCTTTCTTAACAATATTTACATTAGCAGTAGCTGTACCTTCTACTGTAACTTCTTCATTCTTAAGATCGATTTTAATAGTAGATGGCAAGATTGTTTCAATAGGTCTTGGAACATCTACATAACGAGGGACAGGAGCCAGTTCAGCTTTTGGTGCAGTTTGTTTAAGTGCATCATAGCTAACAAAGCTTCCGAAAGTTAAGATACCTAGTATCATTAACATATTAATACGGTTATTCATATTTGATTATGCTTTAGAGTATGCAGATTCATCAATGTAATTTGCTAATCGTTTTACAGGATCTTTATACAATCCAGCTATTTCAGTAAGTTTCTTTTGAACTAGCTGTGTAGAATCTCCTAGATTATACATATTATTAATTACAGAGAAAATCTTATCTCCTTTGATTTTATTTACAAAGTCTTTGTTGTACTTACCTTCAATCATTCCTTCAATAGTTACTGGAATGTTTTCTTCTTTATTAGCAATCTTCTTGATTATCTCATCAGTAGATGATTTGCTTAGCATATCGTTAAAGATTGTAACAGAAGTGTCCGCTCCAGTCTTTTCTGTAGCAAATTCTTCAGCACTGTTAGCAAGCATTACTTTAACAAAATCAGCAATCTGTTGTTCGTTATATCCAAGACCTTCAAAGTCTTTGTATAATAAACTGTGTGCAATATATGGAGAGTTATTTCCAATTAGAGCACCAGATGCTTTACTCATTAAACCTTTCAAACAAAGTGTTTTTGTTTGATTAAACTTACTGTACATTAGAGCTAAAGTAGTAGTAGGATTATCAGATTTAACTTCAAATGCTTTATTTGCCCATTCAATAGCATCTTTAACATTCAAAGCCATCCGTTGTGTAGCATTGATTTTAGTACCTTCTGCAATATTACTACGACTTAGAATTCCTCTAAGAGCATTAAGCTTCTCTTCTTCAGTTAGCTTAGGATCTGCTTCAGGTATTTCAAACTTGGTTGCTTTAGCATCTGCTTTAGCAGCCTTTTTTACATCTTCAGGTACTGTTTCAAATTCAAGATTTAATTGTTTTCCGTCTTTAGTTGGTAAGGCTTTAACATCTACTCCATACATATTTAAGAATTGATTCTTAATCTGTGGATATACATCTTTAGTTATAGTAATACCCTTAAGAATAGATTTACCTTCTTGTTCTAGTTGCATTGCATATAACAAACACAACTGACATAATCCTCCACTATATACTTCTTTCATTGCGGCAACTTGTTCGCGAGGCAAGTCTTCGTCTGTGTCAATATAAGTTTTACGGATTAGTGACAACAATTCTACTTGATGATTTTCATCAATACGTTCTTTGTTTGCAATCATAGCTACTCCACGTGTAATATCAATAGGTGGTTGTTTTTCAATCTTTTCCTTGTTGATATCTACAGTTTCTGGAATAATAGTTTCAACTTTTTCTTCCTTTTTATTTTCTTCCTTCTTCTGAGATTTCTCAGGTTCAGGCTTTTTATCTTCTTTTTTACCTCCTTCTTTTTCTGGTTTTATACTAGCCTTAGTTTCCTCTGGCTTCTTCTCTGTTTTCTTTTCTTCTTTTGAAGTATTTTTAACTTCCTCTTTTGGTTTTTCTACAGGTTTCTTTTCCTGTTCTTTGGGTTTATTACTTGGCTGAACTTCTTCTTTCTTTTCAACCTTTTCAGTCTCTTTTTCCTTTGCTGGTTCTTCTACTTTTACAGTATTAACCTTATTTTCTTTAATCTTTGCTGCTAAGTTAGATTTGTTTTCTTTTCCTTTATTACGTTTTGACATTTTGATATGTTTACGACAGTCCTTTCTGCCTTTTAAGTTAAAAATAAATTAATAAATTAATGGTTTAAAAACTTGATAGTAGAAGCATTTCAACTATCGTTAACAATCTCTGGTAGGTTTAACACTTTATTAGGTGCGCCTATTGATTTAGCTACAATGTCACTCTCCATTTCCTTACCCATTACCTTGTATGTAGCTTTATTTTCTATTTCCTGGTAATTATTACTAGGAATAGTAAATAAAACATAAGATAATGTGGGATTAGGAGCTGTAGCTTCATCTACTACGGCTTTCTCAGGCTTACTATTATTATCACTATTAGTGATAAAATAGTATCCTGCACCTAATAACAAACCTAATGCTAATGTAGTTAGCATTCTTGTACAAGCATCAATTTTTTGTTCAGTTTTCATTACTCTAGATATAATGAAAATGATGATGATTGCAAGCAACAAATAAATTATCGTTGACATGATTTGTTAGGTATTAGTAAATATTTGCTATTTTTTGTTTTAATCGTTGTCTTGCTTTATTTAAATCTGATTTAACTTTAGATTCTGGTAAAGCAAATTTTTCAGATATCTCATTATAAGATAAGCCTTCTATTCGAGCATTTATTAAATCTCTATATTTCTTTCTAAGTGTTAGAATAGCTTGTTCAACTATTTTTACTTTTTCTTGTAAAACTAATTGTTCTTCAGGACTTTTTTCGATATTTTCTAATTGAATAGTATTATCTTCATCGTCCATATAGTTATTTAATTGCTCTTTCTTATTTCTTCTTATATAATCTATTGAGCTGTTAACTGCAATAGTTTTTAACCACATTTCAAATGAAATATGTTGTACATAAGAATCTAATTTTTGATAAGCTTTAGTAAATACTACAGATACTAAATCATCAGCTACATCTGTATTTTTTACTATATTATAAATAGTAAACCAAATATTTGATTTATATAATTTATAAAGCTTAGTAAAGGCACTTTCTGAACCTTGTTTAGCCTGTTCTACTAAAGTAATTACTTCTTGTGTCATAGGCATAAATATTAGTGGGCTATAGTCTACCCAACGACTATAGCCCTAAGTCTAAAATGGTAAAGTTGATATATAGTATCTACTACATTCAGCAAATCTAAAGTTAAACAAAAGAAGTATATGATTTCCCCAGTATATTTTAGCAATCTCTGGTATTTGTAATTTATCTATCATATTTATTACAATTCTAAGTTTTACTCTAGATGTGCTTTCTGTAATAGTAAATCCTTTATCATTTATTAGACAATCTACGATAGGTTGAAATATAGTTCTATTTGCATATCTAGCTAGTTCTACTACTTCCTTGTTTCTGTTAATAGTAAAACCTAAAGGGTAGATATGTGCATCATCTTCTATGTTATAATATCTATTACTAAGATATTTTTCACATATAGGATTAAAATTAAACTTATATTCATAAGGTAGATTTTTGTTAATAGTATCTAAAACTTCGATAAGCATACTACTAAATATAATTAAGAAATTTCTTAATTTTATTTTCTAAGATATTTGATGCTTGCCCAACATCAATCTTATACTCTTTACAAATTGTAATAATGAATTTGTTGTCACATTCTGCTGTTCCATACATCTCCATATACGCTTTGTACTTTTCTGTGAGTTCTTTGATTTCCTCATCTGTTACTACTTCACACTTTTTAAAAGTACGAGTACCAATTCCCAATAAGCTATTAACAGCACTAGTTACGGTTAATTTATCAAATGTATATTGGTCGGGATTTTGAACAATATGTTGTATTTCAATAGAATTTTCACCTAATTCTTTTACTCTTCCAGTATTAAAGAATTCGTTCATTGAAATACCTTTTAAAATTTTGATAAATGGAGCCTCACCTACTGCTTTAATAATTATGTTCTGGCTAGGTCCCTGAGCCATCCATACTCCTTCTTTTAATGCCATAGTTACTTACTTTTTGATTTGTAAAACTTTTGTGAAATTTGATATGCCATTGTTAAATCAATGCCATATTTTGTTATTAACTTTTGTCTAAAGTCATCTATATCTTCAGACTGTTCTCCTAGTTTAATGACTTCATCTTTTAAACCTGGCTTATTAAATTTAATCCAAGTTACAGTTTCAAATAATTTTTCCATTTAATTACTGACAGTTATATTCATAGTTTGATACTTGTTCTTGAATATTACTCCAAAAACTTAGTCCTTCTTCTAAACTGAGTGATACACATATTGCTTGAATAGAATATGTTGTATACAAACGATTTATCATATTGATAGCTTCCTTATAATGATATTTATCTCTTAAGTTATTAGGTATATATTTTTGATATACCTGTTTAGCAAAGCTACAATAGCATTTATTACGTTTCATAATAATACGCCACGATTCAGGCATTCTATCTTTACAAGCTTGTCTAATACTTTTTTCCATTATACGTAATATTTTAAGTTTTGTTTTTTCATTTTTTCTCTGTCCATTCGATCTTTCATTTTACCTAATATTCTATTCCAATATGCAAACCCTTCTTTAGTAGCATACCAAGGGAATCCACCTTGGCATAATCCTGCTCTAGGATTTTTTTCAAATACTTCTAAATCAGGTTTATTTCCATACCTTACTTGGTATTTAATCATTTTCTGTTTTATTTCTGCTGGTAAAGATGAAATATTATACAAGTCTGTTTTCTTTCTGTGTCTTCCTCTATTTGCCATAAATGTTACTTTTATAATAATTTTTAATCACTTTTACAATATTATCAAACTCTTTCTTATTATCAAATATATTACAAAAAGTATAATCATTTTTATTAAGAAATATTGGATGGAAATATGCACAGTAAAATGTTTTAAATATTCTACTTCCTTTAATAGGTAATATATTATCTAATGTTAGATCACTAGTTAAAGGTACTATCCAAGCTATATTTAGTTCCTTATCTATAGTATAGACTATTCCATAGTGATAACAAGGACCTATTTTAGCTCGCAATATATCATATTTTTGTATTGGTATATTTTCTCGACATTGTCCTAATATTTCATTAGGCAATATTATGTCAGATTTAGTTAAGGCTTTGTCTTCTGAACTAGCAACCTGTGGATAATAATCTAATAATATTTTAAACACATCCTTTATTTTTTCAGTATTATTATTACTAAGTTTAGCAGAAATCTTGCACCTTAATGTATTTAGGAAGTTTTCTTTGTCTCTTTCTGTCTGTTTTGATAATATTTCAGTTACATTCATTTTGATTTAATTTTTTAATTTTAAACAGTATGTGAGGTAGGATTCGAACCTACACTCTCAGTATTGTCTACCTGTGTCTACCAATTGCACGACTCACACCATTAAGTTCTAATATTTTACAGGGTCGAGAGCTTACAACAACATCTAACCTATTTATTACACACGGGGAACGATGTGGCTTTTTACGACATTAGCTTAGCCGTTGACTTATCGTATTACGCTGCAATACGAGTATAGTCTGTTATAAAAGAGTTGTCATTTCTGACGTTTATTGACCTATTCATTTTCATCCTCGCTGTCAAAACCATGATGCCCCTGGTGCGCTGTTTTTTTTGTTTTCGCTAGAACATACCGCCAGAAACTAGCGCTGTATACAGTGCGCGTGTGGAGCATGAGGGAGTCGAACCCTCGTCCAAACGATTCATCCAATGACCTAACAGTCAA